CTATTTCTCGTACTCAATAAAAGCATTGTATGGGGCCTTATACTTATTGACACCATCCGAAATCTTAAACTTTTCTACGTATCCATCTCCATAGGTTTTTTCTTCATATACCGGTTCTTGCATAGTTGATGTTCTTACATTCGTTATTCCGGAAATATAAAATTCGTTTCGTATAGGCATATCTTGCCCATTATGAACCAACATTATTCTGTTCATAAACAGATAGGGCGAAGCATTATGGTCGCTGAAATGGATTGACGAAGGCTCATTATATGGTGCTTCAACCAAATCATCGGAAGTAAATCTGCGACTAAAGACTGGAAATTCACAAAAAATCTTTCCAACGCCTCCCGGGATTATTGATATTGGACGTTCCCTATAAGAAGCCGCATGCCCTCCACCATGAGTAGAAGTGCTTTCGCGTCCATACGCATAAATACTCGCCGAGGAATAGGTGTCGCGCAAATATGACAATGAGCCAACATTGCCGTCTGACACAGCGTGAGAATTCAGAAAAGCTGAAGTGGACGAATTCCCAGAAACTGACACATTCCCAGAGCGGCTTGTATTTGTCGTTGAGGACCACGACGCAGACATCTTGTCACGATAATAATCAAAGGCGATTCCATTGACGCAGAAAAAAGAACGAGCAAAATCAACCTCAATGTCATCATTGGTTCGGTTTTCTATAAGAAAGCAGAAGGAATTGTCAGAGAAGTCATACGTTATTCGCACGGCATCATTCTCATAATACAAGGCCTTATACTCATTCGCCGTCAATTGATCTGACGCCAAAGTCACAACTTGTGTATACTTAACCGTCGAACAAGAAATAAGCAACATGCTTTCAATTAAGATAAAAAATTTTTTCATATCTGTTCTATTTCTTAACGTTTATATCCGCTCTTAGCTCTGCGGAATTTCTGCCGGAATTATTAACCATTGCTTCGGAAAGCTTCGCATACTTGTTAATGATGTCGTAGTTCCGGGCGAGTGTATCATTTAGACGTTCCGAATATTCTCGTCTTACATCGTCAAGCTCCTTTCTTGCTTTCGCGAGCTGCTCTGCAAGACCGACATTTGCCGTGACAAGTTCGGAACTGCAATCAAGCGCCTTGTCTCTTGAACGCTCCAAGGATGTGATGTGTTCGCTGTACAGTGTCGTATAATGCTCACAAATCTCACTCAGCCGCTGTATCATCTTATTTGTGTCGTCTATTCTCTGTTCAGAAGCCCTCAGCAGTTCAAGCATAGGAGCCATAATTTTACTGTTAAAAAAGTCTTGAAATGTTTCGGTTATTATTTTTTGCAAGCGGTTATCTTCGTCATCCATATTGTTAAATCAGTTATGTTCAGCATTTTAGGAGTATAATACCCCCCCCCATCGGATTTATTCAAGACAGAGGTATTTCCCTCGGAATCTGTGCTTTCTGACTTTACTATAAAAACTAACAAACATACAACGTAAACTGTCCTCCGCAGAGGAATAATACATGCTACAAATCGCTTATATCCTATCGAACCCCTCCCAGAAGGTCGCATCCTCTTCCTTTATATCATAAAAATAAGGTATTCCATCCGAACCATATCTGATTTTTATTGAGATCCTATCAGTTTTATTTGAAACAGACAAAGCCTTTTTGAACTGCAACTGCTGGATATGGTCATTGGCCAGCGTAAAAAAACGAATTTCCTTGTTGCACTTCACTGCTATAACATACCTTATCTGCTGATTGATGAACTTTTCAAAGTTCTTTAATTTAATCTGCGCTATTGCTGTCCTATTCGGCCTGAGGGTAACGGTCTTAACTTGAATGAAATAGAAATTATTGTCCTTGGATGCTATAATATCAATCCCATCATCGACGGTCATGTTGTTCGCATTGAACCCTCTAAATAAGAGTTCTGACATCACGGCATACTCACCAGCTTTTCCGAAAAAATTAGTCGTCGGTTTTTGTTCCTCAACAACACTCTCCTGAACATCTTCTTGCACATCCTTTGGAGGAATTGGTAAAGGCTTGCGCGGAGAGTCAGACCGCCTCATTCTGTAATACCCCGGCTTAATTGATTTTGTCTTGGGGTTGACTATTCGCTCAAACACACCACCCTTCTTCGAATTTTCATCAAGAACGCCTTTAGTAAAAGCCTTAACCTCATCAAAAGACTCATTGGCAGAAAATAAACTATTCGATTGAATTGTCTCAACAATTTTCTTGATATGCATGCCACTATGCTTTACACGCCTATCGGAAAGTATCTTGATTACACAATCTCGTATTTCATCCTTATCCATATTCATTAACTATTTTCTATCCAACAAAACCCCGATGAGCCTTTCCTTCTCTTCTATGAGACGCTCTTTCTCAGCAAGAGAGTTCTCAAGGTACTTTATACGTTCCTTGAGTACGGTGCACTCATCGCTACCGTAGTTTATGTTTGTGCTGACAGATCCGTTTCCGGCAACTTTTGCAGTCACTCTGTTGTCACCAACGTGCGTGGCTTTCGTCAGCATGCTTGTGTCCCAACCATTGGGATTGTCAGACAACTTCTTTACCCAAGTGTTAGGCATAGGGCGAGTCCCTTTCTCCACCTGCGACACAAATCCTTGTAACACCCCAAGGTATGACGCCAACTCTGATTGGGTCAAGTTATTTGTCTTTCTAAAATCTTTCAAATCAATCATTTCACAACGATATTAAAATTTTTCTTAATTATTTTTGCAATTTATCAGCAAATAAATTTGCAAAATAATTGCAATTTATCAGCAAACTGCTTATATTTGCATCGTCAAACAATTAGACAAACCAAAGTAAAACCATTTGACAAGCGAAAACAAAGTATGCAAAGTAACAACAAAAAAACGATAGATACAAGAACATTCGGAGATATCTACGATTCTTTGAATGTCGAAGACAGACAGGAACTATTTCGCCAGATGCATATTGCAAATATCTGCAACACACGCCAGACAGTGTGGAATTGGGCGAACGGCAAGAGCAAGCCGGGGCAGCGTCTCGTAATGAACTCTCTCGTGAGGGTTCTCGGTCGCTTCCTCGGCTGCACTGTTTCTGCCCACACCCTTTTCCCAAACACGAAGTAAGGAGGATAAAACTATGACGACAGAGAGACCAAACGTAACAATGACAGGCCGATACCCTATCGGGGAGGCGGCGAAAAAGCTCGGTATCCACAGGGAAACTTTGAGAGCGAGGATCAAGGACGGGTCAGTGAAGTGCAAGTACCGCAGGAACAACCTCCGCAAGGTTATTCTCGGAAGCGAGATAATCAGGTTCTGGGAATCGGCGATGTAGTCTTAATCCTTGTTTTAGTGGAAATCGATAATCAAACACACGGCAATATGAAACGAATAATCCTTTTCTTCTTCGGCAAACGAATCCGGAAGATTTTCGTACCTCACATCTTCGGAATCGGTGGAATGCAGGGATACAACGAATTTATCGCGTCTCCCATTTCGGAATGGCGCGACCGGATATGGCTGCTCAAACGGGGCGTAATATACCCCGCAGCCAGAGACAAGTCCTTACAGTTCCTCCAGAACGGACGGATCGACGGTCAGAAGCATTGACTGGTTATGATTTACTGGGCTGATAAAATAAAATGCCACATCATTTCCGTTCGGGACAAAGTGTGAGACATTGTCAATGTTGATATAAATGGCACTGCCATCTTCGCAATAAGCTTTGATGAACCTTTTCATAACGATAAAATTTTAATTCCGATGCAAAGATAATCAAAAAGGGCTACGGCCGACACGACGATAAATTTAATTCCCAAACGCTACGCAATCACGGCCGTGCCCTTTTACAACAAACAAATGACAAGAGATATGAAACCACAAATCAAAACAATCCTCACGAGCGCAGCCGCAGTCGCGCTGTTCGTAATCGGTCTCGCGGCGTTCCTCGTTCTCATCGGAGACGAGGCTCCGGATGCCCCGATGTCGATCGGGGAGTTCATTCTGGTCAAGGGCGCAGCAATGGCGGTTCTTGTCGCGGTGGCGCTCATCGCAAAAAAGATGTTCGAGCACGGGCTTCTGCCTGAGTGGATAACTGAATAAGGAGGACGAAACATGATTGGAGGTGACTATGTCGGCGGGGACTACGACAGTCCCAACGCGCCATGGAACGAGAGACCGGTTGAATGTCCGCTGTGCAGGGGCGCTGGCTACAGATATTACGCATACAGTCTGAGGAGCGGCGAGGAGGTGGAGGTCACAAGGCACACGCTTGCCTGCCTTCCGAAAAGCGAGGCGGAAGCAGAGAACCTGAACGAGCACTATTGCCGGGCGGACGACCCGATAAGGATATGTCCCCTCTGTGACGGAAACGAGACCGTGGACGAGAGGATTGCAAATGAATACAGAAGATGAAAGCGACGACAGCTCTTTACATAGGAAGTGCGGTTCCGGGACGAAAGTCTACGTCGCGGACTCCCGGGACCGCTTTTATAAGGAAATCAAGCAGATGACCTCACCGCAGCGATGCGCGAAAGTCAGGATACCATTTTATATCAGTTTTAGATAATGGCACTCCGGAAAGACGGAGGATGCGGACGCGGTGCGGTTGGCTGGCACGCGAAAATGAGGCGGAGGTTCGAGTCCTCCCGTCCGCACAAAAAGAAAGGCCGCTCACGGGGAGCGACCAAAAACAAATGACAATGCAAAGTTATGGAAAATTCAGAGACAATGCAACAGCAGGAGGACGGACGTCCTTCATTCAGGGAGCGCGTGCTTGCGCTCCTCGCGGACAGCGCGGAAAAGATTTCCGTGCTCAGCAAGCTTGACATCTTGAAAATCACGAAACTTATCTATTACGAGTCCATCGAGAACTTCGAGATTGGAATCGAGACAAAGGGCAAAATCTGTCTGGACGAGTTCAAGATCAAGAAAGCGTATATGGAATGGGATGAAGTCGCGGAAGCGAATTTCAGAGGGCTGCTTGACTCGCAGGTTGCAAAGGTCCGAGAAGAGATGGAAACACTCGCGGCCGAAATTGAGGAAAGGGAGAAGAAGGTTGTAGAGATAGAGTCGGCACTCGAAAGACTTAACGACAACACGGAGGAATAACTATGAGCGTCTATCAGAAATTCCTTGAAGTGCAGAAGACCGTCAGGGCGCTCGCACCAAACGAGGATGGGCCAAAGGAGAAGGGCGGCTACAAGTACGTGAGCGGTGCGAAGGCTCTCTCCGTCATCCGGCCGAAGATGGACGAGGTGGGACTTCTCTGCCTCCCGGAGATTGTGGGTATCAGGAACACTCCGATGACCTACAGCACGAAGTACGGGACAAAGACGGAGATGTTCACGGAACTCGACCTTCTGTTCACGTGGGTCGACACGGAGGACGGCAGCAGCTTCACGGCACGCTTCGCGGCAAACGGGATGAACGACTGGGACAAGGGACTCGGCTCCGCACTGACCTACGGTGAACGTTATTATCTGCTGAAGGCGTTCCACATCGCAACGGACAAGGACGACATCGATTCGCTGCAAAGGGAGGAGGCAATCGGGATGTGCGAGCCCACGAAGCAGACACAGCCGCAGCAGCGCGTCAAGAAACCGATGAGCAATACCCAATTCCTAAAGGCCTGCCAGAGGATTGAGCAGGGAGACCCGATAATAAAGCAGGTGGAAGACACCTACATCCTCACTCCCGAACAGCAGGAGATAATCAACAACTATAAGTGAAACAACAACCTCCCGGAAACGGTGGAGGAATACAAAAAAATCAGAAAATGGAAAAGAAGATGACACTATTTGACCTCGGAAACGAGGAAAGGCAGATTGAGGACGCTCTCTACGAGAACGGCGGGGAACTCACACCGGAACTTGAGGACGCACTCAGTGACAACGAGGAGTCGCTGAGAAGGAAGGCGGACGGATACTTCCGTATCATCCGCGAACTCCAGTACCACGCACAGAACTGCAAGGACGAGGCGGCAAGGATGACGGAGAAGGCCAGGCGTGCCGAAAAGGCGGCGGCAAAACTCAAGGAGCACATACTCTACAGCATGGGTCTGTTCGGCTGGGACAAGTTCGAAGGTGACGAGGTGAAGTTCTCCGTAAGGAACACGAAGGCTCTTGACGTGGATGAGGAAAAGATGCTCGGAGACCTGAATGTCGGCGAACTTATAGCCGGGATGAACCTTCCCGGATTCGTCAAGGTGAGTGCAAAAATCGACAAGACCGCGTTGAAGGCCGAATTTGCGCCGGACAATCTTCCGGACGGGTGCCAGTGGGTCGAGAACCAGTCACTGAACATGAGATAGGAATATGCTCTACGATCTCAGGAAACCTCTTGACAAAAGCCGATTCGAGCGCAGGGCGGCGCAGCTTGCAAAGTCGGGCGAGGCGACGGTGGAACTCACCGAAAGGAAGAACCGCACGCTTGCACAGAACGCCTACCTGCACTTGATACTCGGATTCTTCGCGATGGAAACAGGCTATACGAGGGATTTTGTCAAGCAGGAATACTTCAAGAGGCTCGTCAATCCGGAGCTCTTCATAGAGGAGAGGGACGGAAAGCTCGGAAAGGCGGAAGTCCTGCGTTCAAGCAGGGAACTCACGACCGGGGAGATGACCACAGCGATAGAGAGGTTCAGAAACTGGAGTTCGCAGGAGGCAGGAATCTACATCCCATCCCCGAACGAGGAGGAGTTTCTGAGGGAAGTTGAGATAGAGTTGAACAAGGTAAACTACTTTATTTAGATGAGTAAAGATACATTCATATTCAGGCTCTCGTGGATGGAAGCGATGTCGGGGCTCGACGAAGATATTCAGCGCGAGGTATGCAGGGCTATTCCGATTTATGCGGCAACGGGAGAGGTTCCGGAAATGGGAACGATTGCCAAGGCCGTGTTTGGGTTCATCAAGTCAGACATGGACAGGGACAGCCAGAAGTACACGGAGACTGTCTCGCGCAGGGCTGAGGCCGGAAGACGAAGCGGGGAGCAGAGGAGAGGCACACAGAAGGTCGCGACGAACGAACAAAATGAACAAGTGTTCGATTTGTTGAACAAAGATGAACAAAATGAACAAGTGTTCGATTTGTTGAACAAAAAAAATTCGTGTTCGCATAAACGAACAAAACGAACAAATGTTCATTTTGTTCAACAAGACGAAAAACACACATATTCACGCCGTGATAATGATAGTGATTGTGATAGTGAATATGATAGTGAATATGATAGTGAATATGATAGTGATAGTGTAGAAAAAGAAAAGAATTCTTTTTCTTCTTCCCCAAACCCCATGCAGGGGCTTCCTGAAGAAAAACAACAAGAAAGATTTCTCCTTGAGAGGTTTTTCTTTGGGAACTATGAGGCCCCAGAATGCGAAGTCCGCAAGTTCCTCGCGTTCAACCGCACCGGAGGACGCGACTGGGACAGGATGACAGAGAAAGAAAGAGCAAGCTGCCTTGAGCTGTGGTCGCAGAAGGACGCAAGCGGCAAGGCCATTCCGCCAGGCAGGTTCAGCGGGGATTTCCTTACGATGTGGCGAGAGGCATACGACATCGCAGCAAGAAACGGTGCACCGCCAGAGATTGCCGGAGATATGCTGTCCGACGGAATCAGATGCAAGGCAACGAAAGGAGCGGCGTTCGAACTATGGCTTCCGAAAAGGCTCTACGAGTTCATCGAGAGAAACCTTGACACGCTTAAACCGGTAATATGGCCGTTTATACAGTCTTCCGGATGCACCCGGCTACAGTATCACTTCACAACGGAATGATGACATGAACGAGAAACAGATGCGGCGACTTGTGACCCTTTGCCGCGAGATTGACGACCTGACGGCCGACATCTCGAAGAAGAGGTCAATGATTCAGAACAGAACAAGGCAGATACGGCTGATAATCAACAAGGAGCAGAGAAATGGCAAACAAAGAAAAGCAACTAAAGGCACAATATGAGAAGATTCTCGGAAAGCCCCTCCCCTACTTCGAGACGGTATGCTTCCGTTTCAGGAATATCAGCACACTGCACCAGTTCAACTGGCTTACGCTCCACCACAACACGAGGGGACTACTATACGATGCGAACGAGAACATGCTAACGGTCACGATCGTCTTCGACAAGGGGTCTCTGAACATCGCCAAGGCACGGCAGATTGCCGTCGGAGAAATTGAGGCAATCGAGATAACACCGATACTCTAACACACTGAAATCATGAAATTCGAATACACAAAGGAAAGACCATTGCGCGTGTTCACGGCATTTTCGGGCTATGACAGCCAGTGCATGGCACTCGACCGCATAGGCATCCCGTACGAGCTGGTAGGATGGAGCGAGATTGACAGATACGCGATACAGGCCCACAACGCCGTATACCCGCAGTGGGCAGGGCGCAACTACGGCGACATCAGCAGAATAGACTGGGAATCAGTTCCCGACTTCGACCTCTTTACCTATTCGTTCCCATGCACGGACGTCAGCAACGCCGGGTTGCAGAAAGGGCTTTCGGAGGGTTCCGGCACAAGAAGTTCACTGCTTTGGGAATGCAGGAAGGCGATTGCGGAAAAGCGACCGAGATATGCACTGATGGAGAACGTAAAAAATCTTGTAGGCAAACAGAACATAGGCAACTTCCGCAGGTGGGAGCAGTGGCTCGCCGGTCTCGGTTACGAGAACTTCTGTAAGGTGCTCAACGCGACAGACTTCAACGTGCCGCAACATCGGGAGAGGGTTTTCATGGTGAGCTGTCTTGATAACACGAACTTCCGTTTCCCGGAAAAAATAAGGCTGGAAAGGAGACTGAAGGACGTTCTTGAGCCGGAAGTCGGTGAGAAATACTATCTCTCAGCAAAGCGATACGAGAAGATACTTGCCCACGGAGATCGCAAGGCTTCCGAAGGGTGCGGATTCGCCCCAGCTTTTCGGGGGGGGGCAGGACATAAGCACGGCAGTGACGACAATTCAGGACAGAGGATGCAACACATACATAGTGGAAGATGAGCAAAGACAACAAGCCAATATGCCTTAACAGCAGGGCGAACGGGGGGGGCAGCCCAAAATTCAGAACCGGATTTACAGCACAGATGGCGTGTCTCCGGCGATAACGACAGGATTTTTCTACAAGATTGAGATTTATGAGCACACGAGTGGTGAAGTCGAGAGTTTTTCAACGCCCGAGGGGATTTAACTCCGGCGGCTTCATGGAGACAATATCTCCAACAGTCACTGCCTCATCATTTCAGTTCAACGCTTATATCGAAATGCAAGAAGAATACAGAGAATACGACGACGGTCCTAATGTCATGACGCCAAAGCGGACGGAGTTCGGGAAGTCAATCAGGAAACGATATGAATCCGGGGACATCAAGCTCAGCCGTCACAAGATGACAGAAATGGAGGCAAGAACCGACGGGATATCAAATACTCTTACAACGGTACAGAAAGACAATGTTGTTATGACCAAAGAATACAGAAATTTCACGACAAGAGGAAGGATGCCGGGAAACCCGTCATTCAGGGGACGTTCAAACGGGGAGTTCCAGCAAAGACCGGAGTTCTGTCCAGACGGACGGACAAACACTATAAGCACAGTACAGAAGGACAATCTGCTTATGGAAACGACAATCGAAACAAGGGAACGACTCCAGAAAGAAGGGTGGAAATGGAATCCGGAAAAACGGATATGGGAAAGACGGAGATTCAGGCGGTACACGCCAAGGGAGTGCTTCCGACTGATGGACATGTCGGAATCCGACATAGACAAGATACAGAATGCCGGAATAAGCGAGACGCAGCAGTACAAGATGGCAGGAAACTCCATAGTCGTTGCATGCCTCGCCGGGATATTCGGCAATCTCTTCGACACGACGGAAAGGATAAAGACGACACTTTTTTAAATAAAAACACTTAAAAATCATAAACATCATGGCAAACTTTTCAATCAGAATTAATTTGAAGAAGCTGAACCAGGCTGGCCTCGTCAACATCAAAGGCAAGGACGGAAGGACACGCAGGTGCATTGTAATCCCGACGGACGTGAACCGAGAGATCTTCGTGGGAGAGAAGAACATCTACTTCAACCTCTCGGCGTTCGAGACAAAGGAGGTGTCACAGTTCGGAGACACCCACATGCTCAAAGGCAACCTTGACAAGGAGGCGTTCGAAGCACTCTCGGAGGAAGAGAGACGGAACCTGCCCATCCTCGGCAACATGAAGCCACTTGAAAGGAAGGTTCAGGAAATGCAAGCCGCAAGCATACCGGACTCGGCAGTTTCGATTGCAGACGAGGAGGACGATCTGCCTTTCTGATATGGTAGCGGAAAACAAGTTCATCGACCAGCCGGCTGACATGGTCGGCGGTCGTCTCAAGAAGGGTGCAGTCTCGCCGCACGACCCACACTGCAACATCGGTGACAGCCGCGAGCAATTAATAGCATGGATTAACAGACGAAAGGACAACAACAATGAAAGTAAGAATTAAGAGATTAAGCGAAAATGCAATTATGCCGAAGAGGGCGCACGCCACGGACGCGGGATTTGACTTATACTGTACAAAAACCTCAGTGGACTGGGGAAAGCAGGAACTCATATGTCATACAGGTATTGCATTCGAAATACCAGAGGGGCATGCGGGACTTATCTTCCCACGCAGTTCCATTGCGAATAAGCCGCTTGTATTACACAACTCCGTGGGCGTAATAGACAGCCATTACCGTGGAGAGGTAACGGCAAAGTTCATCATCACCGATGCAAGAGAATTTTTGCTGAATGATGGAGGCTATAATCCAGGTGACAGAATTTGTCAGATGATAATACTCCCTTATCCGGAAGTAGAGTTTGAGGAGGCAGAGGAACTCACGGAAACGGATAGAGGGACAGGAGGCCATGGGAGCACTGGACGATGAAGAAGATTAAGTTTGATGTTATGCTCGGTGACAGGTGGCAGTGCACGCTCACATACGAGTACTGCCCGCTGTTCCCACTTGACGAGAAAGATATCCGGCAGTTCATTGAGGAGCAGCGTCCGACGCTGAGAAACAAGCCTTATAAAATAGCCTTATAATACCAATTACAGGCCAAATAAGATTACAAAAAACGTTTAATTATGGAACAGCATATAGGATGGAAAATCGGGAAAAAACCTGATGACAAGGAATATATCGAACTCGTCATTAACGACACAAATATGGTGTCATTGTTTCTGACGAATAATGCAGGTGCCACAACCTCGGCTACAATGCCAAGAGAACTTATAACGAAAGTGATTAAAAACTACGCAGAACTCTTGGGACTGGACGTAAGAAGAAAATAACAACCAGCAGCTGGTGACAAAAAGATATGACACCAGTGACACAACTAAATGTCACCAGCTGCATAAATTTTAAAGAAAGAAAAATGATAGTTTTAGTTGACACAAATAAAGTCCCAAATCCTACTTCTGAATTTGAAACTATTGGAGAAGTAAGTGACGGGTATCATACTTTTGACGAATTGTATAACATTAGAATGTTGTATAATGCAGCATTCTTCAATGAATTGGCAAAGGACAGTAGGTACAATGTTCATAAGTCTAAGAGGCATTCTGATGGTGAAGAGTGTTTTGGCGGCGGATGGTTTATAGTTAAGGCAACATTACCAGCTGGCCAAATATCAAATCATTACGAACTTAAGGATTGGGATTTGTTCCATTGCGAAGAACGGGAGTGTGCGGATACGTGGGATGGACATAGCCCCGAAACGGCAGCAAAACGCTTGGAGGCATTTGTTAGGGACATGCAACAAATTGACGAAGATAGGATTGCTGAAAGTTTATCTTTAAAAATAAATAGTCATGAATATGTAGATGAAGCGAGTAATATTAATCATAATGGTCATGAATATGTAGACCTCTGTCTGCCTTCGGGAACTCTTTGGGCCAAGTGCAATGTTGGCGCAACAAAGGAAACCGATTATGGGGGCCATTACCAGTGGGGAGGTACTGACGACTTTACCGATACGGAGAAAAACTGCGCTTGGGAAACATATTCGCATGGAACAAACTATGATGCTCTTACGAAATACAATCTCAAGTCTGAATTTGGCACGGTAGACAATAAGGCTGAATTAGAGTTGTCTGACGATGTTGCCCATCAGGTGATGGGTGGTGATTGGCATATGCCTTCAGTTTTACATATCAATGAGCTACTTTCAAACACCACATCCGAATGGACAACTGTCGATGGTGTTAAAGGACGACGGTTTACGTCGAAGTTCAATGGGCGGTCGATTTTTATTCCTGCCGCAGGATGGCGTGATGGCCGCGCCTTGAACGGCGTTGGCAACAATTGTTTCTTGTGGAGCCGTTCGTTGTCTCAGACTGACCCAAACTGCGCTTACGACTTGTACTTCGATTCGGTCTACTGTAGCATCGACAACGACAGCCGTTACTTTGGTATGTCTGTTCGTGGGATTATTGGATAGAGTTTAATAATATAAAGTTTATTGTGTTATGTCAATAGAAGAAAAGGCAAAGGAATTTGCTGGGTTTAAGCACGGAGTAAAGGAAAATGAACTTGCCTATGCAGTGAGACGTTTATCACATGACGGTTTCAAAGCAGGCGCAGAGTGGATGATTGCAAAAGCAACAGCTTGGATTGTGAAACAAGGTTCAAAAGCAAATGATGGCGTTGTAATGATTTGTGTAGAAGATTTTGTAAAAGCAATGGAGGAGGAATAGCTATGGCAATAATAGAATACATAAGAAAGGCGAGATGCCTTGATTGCAAATACTATGTTCCGGCTCCAAAGCCGTTTGCAATATCTATGTGCGGGCTAAAAGATAAGCCCACTAATAGAAAGAGCCTTGTTTGCAAGGATTGGAAATATAAATACGAATAATTATGGCACAAGTAAAAATGTATAGCAAAAAGGATAAGCGATTCGTTAATTTCCCGATTGCCTGCACTCCGAGTGATGACGAGTGCAAGAAATGCCAACTTAAGTTCACTTGCGACAAAGCCAAAATCAAAACGGAGGAATGGTTATGAATGAGATTTATTGGATAACAACTCTTGGACATTTACGGGATGTTGCTTATACGTTATCAGGGTTAGCGATTGCAATAACAATTGTCGGTGGTATTATTCTTCTTCTGTGTGGTAATGCTTCTGATTTAGACGATGACGAAGTGGAAGCTGCATCAAGGGCAAAACTAAAAAAGATTACGGTTTCTTCTGCTATTGCAGGATTTATATTGGTAATTGCAATGATATTTATACCATCAAAACAAGATATGTATCTCATCTATGGTGCAGGTAATGTCATTGACTATTGTCAGGGCAATCCAAAAGTAAAGGAACTTCCTGATAAGGCAGTTGAGGCATTGAATACTTGGTTGGATATGATAAACGAAAAGGAGGAATAGTTATGATTCAGTTTTTTAAGGCACTGGGAATGGTTTCTTTGGTATGCTTGGCACTGATGTTTATTGTCTTTATATCGTCCGACACGGACGATGATTGATTGGGGATGAACCTGTTGAAATTGAATAATTATGAAAACAGACAAACCTATACTTGATGCTTGTTGTGGTTCCAGAATGTTCTGGTTCAATAAGCACGAGCCACATACAATCTATATGGACATCAGAGAAGAATCCCTTACACTTTGCGACGGAAGGACAACCGAGGTCAAACCGGATGTCATAGCAGACTGTAGGGACACTCCGTTTCCAGACAACACCTTCAATCTGATAATCTTTGACCCGCCTCACTTGAAATGGGTAGGAGAAAACAGTTGGATGGCACGCAAGTACGGCAAGTTGCCAAAGGACTGGCAGAAGTTCCTCAAAGATTCTATGGATGAGCTTATGAGGGTCTTAAAGCCTGGTGGAACACTCATTTTCAAGTGGAATGAGCACCAAATCAAAGTCTCATCAATCCTCGAAGCAATCAAACCGTATCAGCCTCTGTTCGGACACCCCACGAGGCGCAATGATACAACAATATGGATGACGTTTATGAAATTTTAATCCAAGCAGATATGAAAGAAATCAAAATTAAAATCTACGGATGGTCAGACCTGAAAAAGTGGTTCTGGGACCGATTCTGCTTTCCAAGAAGAAAGTTAGTAGCTATGTGGCTCGAATATCATAGCAGTGAGATAAGGAGTCTCGTTGAAAAATTCTTGCTAAAGTACAATAATGTTGACTTAGAGAAAGACGATTATGCCCTTTTGTCCAAGGCCCTCAAAGATTGGGATGAGGAATCCAAGAAGATACGTGATAGAACCGAGGAACTTATAATGATGAAGTAATATGACGGACATTCAACTTTACCAACATTGCGAGGAGTATATCCACGAGGTCCATAAATTCGATGGGATGTGTTTCGTTGAGCCCTACAATTACCAAGAGTTCGTGCAGGGGTTGGATATTCAGGACAGCGAGTCCGGCTTTGATGCCTACGTAAGTTCGGGAGGAACACTCTGCTTCAAGATTGACGAACTTGAGCCGTTCTTTAATGACTTCGATGCTTTCCGCGAGGCATTCATCAATAAATTAGGAATCTAATGTTTTACCATATTGACTTATTTTGTGGAGCCGCAGAGCCGGGCAAAATGTATTTTGTTTCAAACTGAAAAGGAGGTCTGAATGAAGCGATACCGGATTGTAAGTGGTGAAGGCTATAATGGCTGTATTCCTATCACGGTGTATTGGGTACAGGTCCGTGTTGATAAGATGTTCACGAGCGAGTATGTGAACGTGAAAGGATTTGAATCATACAGCCGTGCCAAAGAATTGTTGAACTACTTGAATAATTGATTGTATAGACCTCTTTTCTGCGGAGCGGAGGAACTTATATAATTTCTAAAATTAAATAGTTATGAAAATTGAAATTGAAGTCCCGAAAGGCTGTAAAGCTGAATGGGTAAACGGTGTACTAACGTTGGTTCAAGACAAGAAAAAAGATATTCGCCCAGTGACGGAGAGAGTAAAGACATTTGAGGATGCTGTCGCTGAACTCGGAGAGGACAACAACCTCGTGATGATGTTCAAGCACTTCGAGGCGGAGGGTTTCGTGGCGGGAAGTGAAGACCTTATCGCATACCTAAAACTTCGTATTATCACCGCAGCGTTAAATGTGGGTTGGACACCACAGTTCACAGACGACGAATGCAGGTATTATCCTTGGTTTCAACTATACAATGAAGAGAGTTGGAACGACCTACCCGAAGACGACAAGCGGGAACGCGGTGTCATGTTCGGTGGTTATGCGGCTGACGGTGCGAATGCAGACTTCGCCTTTACATATTTGGATTGTGCCTCCTCGGTTACGATTGCTGACATCGGCTCTCGCCTTTGTTTTAAGAACAAGAAACTTGCCTTGTATGCAGGAAAACAGTTTGCCTCCCTTTGGTTGGACTTTTATTATCTTCCGAACATTGAATGCAAACCTTATTTCAATAAATAGTTATGGAAACAACAGATAAAGAATTAATTATTGGATGGTTTAATCGTATAGCACAGATGGCTGATGATAAAAAAGCTCTAAATGGAGTTGTCATGGAAGACTCTGATGCTTTTGATAATATTAGGTGTCTGGCTCTTGAAAGTGCCGAATATGTAGAAAGATTTGTTTAGTTATGGCATGGTTAGTAAGAAATCAAAATGGCGCATTGTTAATCAGTAGTAATAAACCAGAGCGAATTAATACTGATGACACTATATATTCACATTGGGGATTTAGTGCAGAAATTCTTATGGACGACTATGCAGATACAACTTTTGCTGAGCTTATTTCAATTGCTGATGAGCTACTTATTGGAAAGCATATCACTTGGGATGACGAACCTGTAGAACTTAAAGATGAATAGTTATGATGACACAAATCGTTCTTGACTGGATGAAAGCAAATCCAGAAGAAGCAAGATTCATAATTCTTATGCTACTTGAAGATGACGTTATGACAATAGCTGATTTGGTAAAACTTAAAGAGGATGCCATGCGTAATACCATGAAAACTAAAACAGAGGAATTATCGAAATCATGCGCACTCATATTGAGATATAAGGAAAATATAAATCCGAAGAATCTTGATGCCGATGCAGATAATTTTCTTAAAAACTGCTCATATACTGGATTAAATCTTGGTAAAAAGGAATAGTTATGAGTGCAGTTATGTTAAATGATGAACAGCGAAAGAAATTTGCATCCTTAGCAAAGAATATCTGCGAACAGATGTCATCTGCGGACGAGGAAGCCACTTCACTTATAGAAAAGGTGTGTGAACAATATAATAAAGAATTTGATAAAATTTTTAATGACCTTTTATAGTTATGAAAAATAAAGAACAGATATTGGCATGGCTGGACAAACAACCATGGAAAGATGAATTTTACAAGGCTATATTTCTTTATGAAAATCCGAAAAGGGTTTATAATGTAAACTTCTTAATAAGCGCATTCCATTGGGGCGAGACCATACAAGGGGAAACTATATGGTCAAAACGTAACAAAGAATACCAAAAATGGTATAACTCCACTTCCACTGATAAACCTCATTCTTGGGAGGAATATTGCGAACAAAATCCAATAACTAAAGGCGATTGCTGTATTGAAGATGGCGAAGTCTGTGAGATGTGGAATCCATTATTGACACCGCAAGAAAGAGACCCAAAGACTTGTGTTGATGTAATGTCTGAAAAATTATGTGATGCATTTATTGCATACATGAAGCTCATTCAGTTGCGAAATGCGTGGGTGAATTCTAATTTTGATCCTCTTTGTCATAAGATAGTAGTTATTGAAGATACTATTGTTTTCGAACTATGTTATGCTAATACTAACGGGCTTTCTTTTCCGACTAACAAAATGGCAAAAGAATTTGCAGAGACATTCAAAGACCTTTTAGAAACCGCTAAACCGTTATTGTAATGGGAAAAATTCATATTGATAGAGCAATAAATAAAGCATTTCTCTTCGGCTATAAGCTGGCTACTCAACAAGCTGCCAAGTGGATTGAAGAATACCTTGCAAATGACAATCGTATAGATGATTGGTTGAGAGATAGTAAAGCAATCAAAAGCGGTAAACAGAAGTTTTTTGAATTTATGGGAGGAATAAAAAATGAGACAATTTAATTTAGAAGAATATCTTAAAAATCCTAATCAAAAGGTCGTAACAAGAGATGGCAGACCAGTAAGAATTATCTGCACAGATAGAAAACACGAACGTCCCATCATCGCTTTAATTAAAGAAAAAGATGGCACTGAAGAAACCATCCACACTTATAATACACAAGGGGAATTTTGGGCAAACAATGAATTTTCTAATTTGGATTTGATGTTTGCTCCTACAAAGAAAGAAGGTTGGGTGAATATTTTTAAAATCAATTCAACTATAATTACTGGAGAAGTTTATAATACAGAGAAGGAAGCAAAATCAGCAGTAGTAAGTAGTTTTATTTATATTTCAACAGTTAAGGTTGAATGGGAGGAATAAAATTGAAAAAGGAAACACGGCTACAAGTCTATAACAAGTATAATGGACATTGTGCATATTGCGGTTGTGAGATAGACTATGAAGATATGCAGGTTGACCACATCGTTCCAAAATGCCGAAACAACGAGGTGCGAATGGAGAAACATTTAGGCGGTATTGGGAAGGATGTTATAGACAATTATAATCCATCTTGCCGTGCTTGCAATTTCTACAAAGGGATGTTAACGGTTGATGGCTTCCGTAAAAAACTCCTTAAAGAACTTGATTACAAACACACATTCGCTACCAAATTGGCAATAAAATACGGCATTTTGGAAGAACACGAATGGAACGGAAAGTTTTATTTTGAAAAATAATAATTATGGCAAGAATTATTTACAAGAAAGGATGTGAGGGCCAGAACCGCCTCGAATGTATTGAGGGGATTGAAATTGAGTTGTTGAACGGACAGAAAGCACTCATCTATCCGAAGTATTCGAAAGAGGTGATGCTCCCTATGGGGAAAATCAAGTATTACAAACAAGAGACTGAAACCGAGACTGCCGCTCTAAAAGAAGCAGATAGCCACGGGGCAACGGAAAGGTTGGATGCTTGTGGTAGCCCTGCCGTGGAGTTTGTTGCCCAGTTCCATTCTGATAAGTATGGCATCTTTGCATTGCCGACATTACTTGCGGCAATAGAAATTCAGTATCAAAAGGAAGATATTGATAAATTGGCTGCTGAAGCTATCGAGGGAGCAGACCTTTTGCGAGACTTCACCAGCTACGTGTGGTCTTGTTTCCGGTGCAGCGAGGACTACGGTTGGATTGCGGATGGCGGTGATTTTGTTGGCTGCTGCAATTTGTACGGCTCATGCCTTGCTGTTCCGACAATTCTTTACAGATAGTATTATGACTGACGGACCAAATTAAGGCCACATCAATTACAAATTGTCGTTTTTTATCCTGCAAGGTGTCGCGAAATGCCGAGAAAACACCTTGCGGGTGATTACAAAAAGTCGTATTTTTGTATATCTTCCAAATAAAAACAGCCCGCGATTCTCACCGGAGGCTGCCCAATAAAGTTACCATCACAAAAGTAAGCATTAAAATCATAGTTGGCAATGAAGGAGAGAATTATTTTGGGTATAGACCCGGACACCGAGAAGTCCGGGGTGGCAAAACTTCATTTCGACGGGCATGGCAACCACGCGCTGTCATTGTTCCGGATGACGTTCCCCGAACTGATGGACTTTCTGCGGGCGTTTTCCGAGTTAGGACAGACGGAAAGCATCACTGTCGTCGTAGAAAGGGGCTGGTTTACGACGACAAACTATCATCTAAGATTCGACCGCGGGCAGAGGTTTGCCTCAAGACAGGGCGTCGACATAGGAAGGAATCACGAGACGGGACGCAAGATCGTCGAGATGGCACGGCACTATGGGCTGGACGTGACGGAAATGAACCCACTACCGAAGAAATGGAGCGGGAAAGACGGCAAGATAACAAAGGAGGAACTTGAATCCTTCACCGGGCCGCTCCCCAGATGCTCCCAAGACGAGAGGGACGCAGCCCTGCTCGCATGGGTTCACGCCGGGCTTCCCGTATCGGTGAGAGTATCGCATAAAAGGGAGGTATAGCATGATGACCGGAGACCACATTAACACTATGGTTGCGGACATCTGCCGCATCCCGACAAGAACAGACGCCTTGATGATGATTTATAGGGACAAATGCGTATTTAATGCTGCGGCATGCTCGCTGCTCGGAGTGTGTTCCGGAACGAGAGTCCGTTTTGTCCGCAATCTTGAGGCGAGGTGTGAAAGTGAGAGCAGACGGATATATGCCGGTGTATCGCGTGACACGTCCGGCTATCACGTAACGATGCGCAGTGCTTCTGGCTCCGCATGCATAAACTCGCGTAGGCTCAGTAGATTTCTCTCCGAGAAGCTCGAAGGGTACGGAACTTATTCAGTATGTCGAGACTCCTACATAGAGGATAACGGAACAAAATTCCACGAGATATTTTTCAGAAAGTTCACAAGGACAAATTGATGGGCAAAGACAGTGCTGGCATCGGGACGGATGTAAGTATATTTGTCGACAAACGGTTACAAGATAGATGTTCACACTGCAAATCAAATACGATGATGTCCTCGCGAAGATTCGCGACGAAATTTCTCGTGTCGCCGACAAGGCCTATGACGACGAAGGGAACTCGCTGTATGACGGCATAGTTGTCACGTCCTCCGACAAGGAGACACTGACTGCAATGATTTCCGACTCCATCAATTCGTTTGTCAGGAGAGTCTCGGACATAGTGTCTGGAATGGAAAACTCTGCCGATGGGACAGGAATAAGCCTTGACGTCCCTGACTTCGATACGAATTTCGAAGGGGCAGTTTCAAGCGAGTTCGAGAGGCACATTGTGCTCAACGTGTGCGCAGCATGGCTCCAGGAGAGATACTCTGAGCGTTCCGAAGAATACGTGGCAAGGGGGCAGGTCGCGGCAGACAAGACTGTTGCCCTGCTCAAGACAAGGAAAAAACCAGGCATAACAAGACAATGACGGCAAACATCACACTGAAAAGGGAGGAGATTCTGTTTGACATAATGAACAGGTCCCATTCGGAATGTGCGAACATCACCGATGTCGAGGCGCGTTACCGCGCAGAAGCCGGAAGCGATCGGAAGGAGCTTATCGGGCGTCTCCTCGGAGAGGCCACTTCGGAACTGAAATCAGCCCTATCGCGCTGGCTCACGGACGAGTTCTCAAGAACCGGGAACGACATTCCGGAAGACGGAGACGTCACGCTCCAGATGGAGCTGTCACAGAGGCGTATCGACGGAAAGGTCCCGGCACTCAAGGAACGGGCGCACGCCTATCTTGTAGAGAGGACGTTGTTCCGCTTCTATGCGACGGCGGGACAGCCTGAACTCTCGACCGCCTACCAAAGGCGTTCCGAAGATAGCATTGCAGCCATAGAAAGAATAATGTTCAGCAAGAAGCAGCCGATGATATGATGACAGAGACGACATACAAGACAAGGAAGATAACGATACACAAACCCAAGGTGTACGCGGATATAGACGTGGCCACCTTCAAGTATATGGATGCCGGAGAGGGAGCGTCACCGAGAAGGGAAAACGCCATAGCCTCTGATTCGTTGGAATCCCTTGACCGGAGCATCGTCGTCTCTCTCGTGGACTATAGGGACGCAATGCTGCGACGCAGCTTGCAGACCTGCCTCGCTGATGAGGATGTAGAATCGGCCGATGACATCCAGGACAATGAAGAATACTATTTCTACATGTTCCGGCTTCCGGAAGGCTTCCGGGATTCACAGCTCAAACCTATGGCGATATTCATCCACCGTTACCTCGTGCTTGGGGCTCTCCACGACTGGTATCTAAGGATAGGAAGCGCACAAGCACAGGCATATAGTTCACAGCTTGAGGAAATGGAACGTGAAATCGTGTCGGCATTCAGGAGCCCGAGCGTGGCGAAGAGACCACTTCAGCCGTTCGGGCCAGCAGGAAGAACAAAGGGACCCCTTAATTTTTAATCAGGCGATATGGCAAGAGGAAGACAGGCCGGAGATGGCCGCGGAAGAATGGGAGGTCGGCAGAAGGGAACGCCCAACAAAGTCACGAGACCGATGAGGGAACTCCTCGCCTCGTTCTGTGAAGAATCATTTGAAGACTTCGTGAAGGCCTTCAGGGAAGTGAAGAACCCAGCGGACAAGTGCCGAATCTATCTTGACGCACAGGCCTATGTCACGCCCAAGCTCTCATCCGTTGACCTCAAGCCAACCGATGCGGGGAAAAGCCTTGCGGACGAGCTTGACGAGATTGCTTCCGAGGAGAAATAACAAAAATCTGATTTTTGCATACATACTTTGCAGAATGTCGCGCCCTGTCGTGAGACAAGACGCGACTTTTCTTCACCCGAACAGATAACACTCAGAGTTCTACTTCTTGGGGATATTGAAGAACCCGTATGTCTCCCCTGTTCTGAACCAATATATATTCTCATCACTATTCTCCGGAAATCCAAGACGCGCTTCCGCCACAGATCTTGACGGATGACCCGCGACAACTGCGCCTATCTCGTCAGCGCACGATATCATCTCCGCAAGAGAACGTGCAGATTCGATGTCGTTGACAAGCACTATGCCGTTGCCTATGTCAAGCCGTCCTCCGAGAATTGTCGAGGGCGACACTTCCTGTTTTATTATACTTATCGTTTCCATATTTTCGGTTTTCGGCAAAGATATGCAAAATTTTCATCAATCAGGTCTGTTTCACTGAAGTAGTTTAAGGTAGTTGAGTGGGCAAAGTGAGTGCGGTATCTGTCCTCGTCTTCATTTACTTTGTACGTATAAAAACACAAGGGAAATGATAGGTTCAATAATAGGAGGCGCCGCCTCACTCGGCTCTGCAATCTACGGAGCCGTCGCGTCATCGAAGGCGAACAACAAGGCACGTCAACTTCTCTCCGATCAGAAGCAGAAGAACGAGGACTGGTACAACACGAAGATGTCCGAGGACTATACGAAAAGGAGCGACGCGCAGGCAGTCATCAGCAAGCAGCGGGAGCTTCTCAACGAGCAGTATAGAAATGCAAAGGCAACCAATATCGTTGCCGGAGGAACGGACGAATCCCTCGCCCTTCAGAAGGAGTCAGCAAACAAGGCACTCGCGCAGACGATGAGCGACATCGCCTCACAGGCTTCTGATCACAAGGACAACATCGAGCAGCAGTACCGCTCGCAGGACGCGGCTCTCGCCCAGCAGCAGGCGCAGAACTATGCGGCTCAGGGAGCGGCGGCAGCCCAGGCAGCGGGACAGGCCGTCAATGCAGGCGTCAGTCTGATGGGAAACGACATATCCGAGATGTCGAAGGCAAAGGCCGTAAAGGCGGCCGCAAAAGTAAACGCTTAACGGAGAAATACGATGCCAGCACCAACATCAGACGAGCTTCTCAAGAAGCAGCAGGAGGCGAACGATGAGTATATCGCCGCCATAAACCAGAACAGCGAAAAACTTGCCTCCGCAAAACAGGCGGCAGCGGACACATACACGAGTTTGGCGACGCTGAACAACAAGCGGGTGGATGCGGCAGGAGACGCGCTCGCCGCGGATATCGGAAAAATCAACGGAGAACAGACTCAGTATTTTGCCGACCTTCTAAAACAGCGCGGGCTTGACGTCAAGAAAGCCGAGGCCGAGGACGCGGAATTGACCGAGGGAGAGAGAAAGGCGGCCGCCTGGACTGGAGCGACCGAACTCGCCGCCGCAATCGCGAACATGGTCGGTGTCGGAAGTTTCAACGCATCCAACCAGAAATACCATTCGTTCTCTCAGGAATGGATGAAGAAGGCTGACGAGAACAGGAAGGCAAGGAGAAAGAGGATGGACGACCTCCGCGAGCGTCAGAATGCCGCGGGGGCTCAGCTTTCTGCGATAAAGGCGAGCGGGGCAAAGGACCTCGCGCAGTTGCGTGCAAGACTTGTTGGAGAAAAGGCGGCGCGTGACAACAGCGTGCTCGGCGTTAAGTTTAAAGCAGAGAACGAGGTAGCAGCGGCCGAAGCGACTGGAAGACAGGCCGCAGCGGAAGCCACGGCAAAGGGCAAGCAGGCAGAAATCTCTCTCGGACTAAAGGAACAGACACGAAGCGATGCGAACAGACAGCACGAGGACGCGCTTCTCGCTCAAGGATTCAAGCGAGGCAAGGACGGAAATCTTGAGGTCGATCCCGACATCGTTGCGGCGAGGGCAGCCGCAAGGGGCAGGACGACATCGTCAGGAGGGAGAGGAAGCAGCATTCAAGTAACCTTTGCCGCATCTGGAGAGAATCCGGAAGAGACGATGACAATCAATGCGCAGAGCCTCTACAATACCATTCTCGCCAACAAGGAAGATCTCGGTCTCACGAAAGATGAGCAGAAGGAGGTTCTTAAACTCATAGGAAGCGGAGGAGCCGAGGACACCGCCAAAATTCTGACCGCCTACGCGACAAAGAACAAGAAATTACGCGACCTCGTCCGCAAGTCGGCAGTTTCGTCAACATACGACCCCGGAAATCCTCCAATCCCGTATCGTCCAGCCACAGAAGACGATGACGAAACAGGCAACCCGATACCATACGAATTCTAATATCCGACACGACATGACAGACAATCCTAAGAAATATTTGGTTCAGGTCGATAGTTACGACCCGAAGATAATAGACGCGGACGCGTTTGAAAAGAAAAGGGATGATTTCTTCCAGAAGTTTCCACAGGCCAACGTGACAGAAATCTCGTCATTCGAGGACGATGGTGAGGTTGGAGACTCGGACAGCCTTCTTATTCAGGTCGATAGTTACGACCCGAAGATAATAGACGCGGACACTTACAGAAGAAAGTCCGCAGATTTCAGAAAGGCATATCCGGACGCCAAGATTTCCCGCGTCAAGCCAGTCGACTATTGGGGTGACAGGCTCCGCGAGACGGACTCCGCGATAGCGCCGCTTGAGAAAAGGCTCGGAGAGATTGACGATGAACTGTCGTCTCCGGACATCCGCGTCGGCGGTTTCAGGCGCGCTGATGCCGTGAGGCTTGCGAACGAGAAAAGTGACATCGGCAAGCAACTGGAGGGGCTGTATGCCGACCGCGACAACAACTATCTGTATAGGAAGCAGCGCGAAGCACAGGCGAAGATGTTCGAAGACGAGGACACGAAGCTCAACGAGATGCAGAAGCAGCTTTCCGATGAGAATCCGGACGCGGAGAAGGCACGACGTGCAAGCCTCGTCGGCGGTGGGGCCGGTCCACTTGCGGCATCAGCACAAGTATTCTACGGGAAAGACAGCGACCCGGAGTTCAACAGGGACGCGGAAAGCCTCGCGCTCGCAAGAATTTACCTCGATGAGGCGAAAAAGACCGCGTTTGCGCCGAGCAAGGGTGACAAAAGCAACGGATTCGCGAACTTCTTCCGTGGACTCCAGGGTGCGGCTCCCGAGTCAATATCAGTTGTGAATCTGATAAAGACGGGACTTGACATGCACCTCGTGGATGCAATAAAGAAGATACAAGAGACGGCCGGAGAAGATGCCAACATATTCGACCTTGTGAAATCGCCGGACAAACTCACTTATCTTTCATCAGCGGAGAAGGAACTCGTCAAGGCGTTCTGTATCAAGAGCGCAGTTGACGCCGATCGTGCCGGAGACCTATCTATCGGCTATCAGGCAGGAGACTCTGCGATGCGCTCGCTCGGATTCATGGCGGACTTCCTTATGTTCGGAGGTGAGGGCTCGCTTGCCAACGCGGCGGGAAAGAAGGCCACGGAAGGACTTCTCAAGGCAACGGCAAAGGCATCGAACAGACTCGCGCTCAAAGGAATGGCAAGAAAGGCCGCACTCGCTCCGGCAAAGTTCGGGATAGGAACTCTCGAAGCGGCGGTAAAGACGGCCGTAATGACGCCAATGATGCCGTCATCGTGGACGAACCTCACGGACAACCTTCTCTCAGTCAACGACGCGGGGCAGGTTGACCTCTCAGGGAAGGCTATTCTGAACGCAATCGGAGACACTTTCATTGAGAACCTTTCGGAAAATGCAGGTGAACAGGTGGAGGCAATCATCGACGCTCCATTCAAGCTCGCAGGAAAGGCCATGTCAAAGGTGATTCCGGAAACGAAATTCACGGACTGGGCAAAGATATTCAGGAACTCCGGCGCGTCACGCCTGATGAGGGATGCCGCTTGGCACGGCTACTTCGGTGAAATCGGAGAGGAATGGTACGGAAATGCCCTCCGTGTCATGACAGGAGTGGATAAGGACGCATTAAAGAATTTCGCGACGGTTGACCAGCAGCTTATAACCCTCATATCGTTCGCCCCGATGTCCGTATTCGGAATGGGAACGTCAGCGGGACAATACCTCAGCGCGAGAAAAGGGATGAACAAGTCCGCGGAACGTCTGTCCGCACTTCTCTCACAGAACGGCTATGACGAGGCGCAGATAAAAGACATCCTTGACGTCACGAAGGCGGAGAACCCGACGCAACTCGCGGCAAAGCTCTCGCCCGTCATCACTCAAGTGGCCGAAGATAATGCCACGGAGGATTCCGGAGCGCAGATCTATCGTGCCGTTTGCGACTATGCCCAAGCCGTGGCACGATACAGGGTGTTCGATGGAATACACGATGCCGATGTCTCCGACCAAAGGAACGCAATGGCAAACGAGTTGTCCGACAGGGCTGGTCTGACATCCATAGCACAGACGCATGACGCCGGAAACGGAGTGACCTACGAGACCGTGAGGACACTCACTGACCCGGATGCCGGCCCGGCTTATGTTGTGGGTGAGCAGGATGGAAAACTCGCCATCGTCCAAGCCGACAACGGAAGAAAATATTTCATTCCAAAAGAGCAGATTGGGGAGAATGTAATAGATTCCGGAGAGATGCCGCTCAACGACTTCCTTGACAGGGAAATCGCGAGGAAGAGAAGCGCGTCCGAGGCGGAGCGGATTGAGACCGACAGAAAGCAGCAGGCGCAAGAGATATTCGGTGCGCTCAACATAGGCGATAGTATCAATGTCGGGACGGAAGAAGATCCGGCGATGGGTATGGTAATAGCGAAACAGCCGGACGGCAGGACTGTCATACAGCTTCCGGACGGTTCCGTGAACGAATACACGCCTTCGGAAATCGGGAATCTCATAGGGAAACCCATATCATCTAAGACCGACGAGCAAATTGAGACCGAGGCGGCTGATGCGGAGCAGGAAGTGGATGATGCTGTCAGATGGTTCCGAGACGCGAGATATTCGGGCGAAGCTCAAGGACTTCCGTTTGTGATGGCAGACGGGAGCACGGTTGTCATAAATGACGTGCGTCGCGGAGAGTCTACAGGCAGCGTCACGGCGACCATAACCACATCCGAAGGGCAGGAAACCACGACGGAACTCCCTGCAAAGTCTGTAAACGAGGCGATCCTCGGAAATTCCGCTGTGACGGACGAGACAGAAACTAAAGACTACAGCACACCACGCGACTTCCGAGGCAATCCCCTTCCACTCAAAGAAGACGGAAACATAGATCAGACAGCACTTTGGAACAATGACCCGGAGGCGTGGGCGATGTGGAACGATTCGGTAAGGAATGACGGAGGAGAAAACTCCCTCGCATACATCGAGACCGCTGCCGGGAAACTGAAGAAGGACATCAAGAATATTGATAAGGAATACGCGAAAACGACTGACTTTGACAAGCGTGACTCTCTTGAAGGGACGAGGAAGAATCTTCAGGACAGGCTTGCGGCACTCGACGCCGTCCGTGCAAGATATGCAGAAAGGCAGAACGCAGAAGCGGCTGCAAAGATGCAGGCCGGGATAGAACGCGCAAAAGAGGCAAGAAAGGCGAAGGCAGACGAGCTTGCAAAATACAACACGGAATCTCTTGAGGGGATAAACAAGAAGTGGGAGGACGCGCCGAAGGACATCGGAACTGACGATGTCATCGTGCTGCCCAACGGAGAGGAAGTCGGAGGCAACTATGTGCTTACTGAGGCCTTCGCCCCTACCCCATCACACGACACAGAGAAGGGATATGCAAAGACTGAGGGATTCCCGATTGACGAGAATGGGCAGACTGTCAACGATAGGGACTATGAGCACGACAAGGAAGCGCAGAGGCAGGTGGAGCAGAAGGCAGCATCATACGACCAGAGGGCATTGCAGACACCGGTGGTTGTCAGCAGCGACGGTGTGGTTCTCTCCGGCAACGACAGAACAATGGCCTCGCAGCTCGCGGCAAGACAAGGCACGGACACGAAATATAACGAGTATCTCGCGAAGCATCCGCAGAAATACGGATTCACAGCAGAACAGGTAGCAAAATACAGCAATCCCCGCGTGGTGTTCGTACCTACGGAATCTATGCCATACACGGCGTCCACCTTCGCGAAGTTCAATGCGGAGGAGAAGAAGACGCAGTCAAAGACTGAAAGCGCGGTCAAAGCAGGAAAGACGATAACTCCGGAGACCGTCGCTACCATCGCGCAGATAATCGATGCGCACGAATCCATTGCCGAGACATACGCCGATGAAAAGGCCGTTGCGGCTATCATCCGCGCCCTCGTCGATGCCGGAACGGTGCAGGAGAACGAGATCAGCCGTCTCATGGACGGAAATCTTCTTTCCGGAACCGGCGAGGACCTCGTGGAGAGTGTGCTTCTCGGTGCGGTAATGAGGGAAGACGCGCTCCGCTGCGCCATGGGAGACAAGGCGATAAGGCGTAGCATAATGTCCGCCCTCACCCAGCTTCTCAAGAACAACACATACGGAGAGTATTCGCTTTCCGGGGAGTTCTCCGACGCGGTTGTGCTCTTGTATCAGGCCAAGCACAGCGGCCTTGTCAAAGGCGGTGAAAGTATCGCAAACTATATGAACCAGCCGGTTCTTGAAGGATTCGGGGAAAATCCGCTCGCGGCGGCCACCGTGCAGATGATTGCAAACACAATCAATGGAACGAAGGTCAACGGATTGAAAAATGTTCTATCTTTGTACAACGCAAAGGCGGAAATGGCGGCTTCGGGACAGGCGGATTTGTTCCTCGGAGACGTCGAGACAAAAGAGCAGATAATCAGAGAAATACTCAACGAATATGGATACGACACAGAAACCTTCACAGGAGAACAACAGCAGTCAACAGCCGCAGCAGCAGAACAACCAGAGCAGCAACCAGAGCAATCAGAGCAAGGAAGTTCAGAAGAACAAGCTCCTGATGCTGTTTCAGGCGATGCAGGAAGCAGCAACGAAATAACCCCCGAACAATCGCCACTTCCGGGCCAGCCCAATTCTGACCAATATCCGACTGAACGGGAGTCATCTGACAGCAAGTCTACGCAATCTTCTGAAACAAAGCAAGAAAATGCAGAAATTTCTGAAGGCAGGTCTATTCAGGGACTTGAAGGCTACTCTCGCGAACAAATCAAGGGTATCGTATCAGACCATATCAGAGAGACGCTGTCAGATGCCGGAATCAATGCAGAAATTGTCGGTGTGGAGATTCACGGCTCCCGAAATCGTGGTAATGCAAGGGAGGATTCCGACCTCGATATTGTCGTAGAATATCGCGGAGACATCCGTGAGGATGACATGTTCAATACCCTCAATGATGCGGAGAACCAACTCATTATCGATGGTATCAAGGTTGATATAAATCCCATCCGAGCGGAAGAAACCGGCACGCTTCAGGACTACATGAAGCGTTCTAAAGAGTATGATCAGAACAAAGCGGAGGAAGAACCGCAACCGGAAGCGAAAAATGAGGGGCAGTTCGGTCTTGTGTCCGATGAAAGGATGGCGGAACTGAAAAAACGCCTTCTCGAAAAAATCAAAGGACAACTGAACTCCGGCTTCGACCCGGAGCTGCTTTCCATTGGAATGGAAATGGCCGCAGGCTACATTGACCGAGGAATCAAGACCTTCGTCGATTTTTCCAAGGCAATGATTGCCGACTTCGGAGACTTGATCAGACCATACCTCAAAGCCTTCTACAACGGCGCACGCGACATGCCTGGTATGCAGGACCTCGCCAAAGAAATGGACGGATATGACTTGGTTTTGTCAACCGACATCAACACAATCGGTAAAGAGGAGACGAAGGCAGAGCCAAAGGTGGAGGAAGCCAAGGCAGAGAAGGAGGAAGGAGCACAGACCGGAAAGACCACACTCGGGAAGGTAATTGCAGACAAAGACACCAGAGACAATTCTGATATCTGGCTTGTCCAGCCGTCAGAGAGAGTTTCTACGAGTGAGTTCAAGTCTCTCAAGACAAAAGCGAAAGAAAACAACGGCTACTGGTCATCGTTCAAGAAAGCCTTCCTTTTCAAGAACGAGCAGGATGCAAACAAATTCAACAATATAGACAATGGAGGAAAAGAACAATCCGACGAGCCTGGAAGAAATTCCGGAAGCGTACAAATCAATGACGAGAGAAGAGCTAATACAGCAGCTGCTGTACTCGAAGCAGGCTCTGTTGCGAGCGAAGCAGAAGCTATTGCGGAGGATGAAGGAAGAGCAGCAGTTACAAGCACACGAGCATCGGCAGCAGTCAGCAAAGTAGACCGAGCTCTTGATAAGGTCAACAGCGAGCTCGCGTTGCTCGGTTACTACGTCGCGGATGAAGTCCAGAAGGACTTTAACGAGATGTATGGGTATACTCGCAATGCCGAGAAGAAGGCCGTCAAGGATGCCAATAGGCTCGCAAAGAAGCTGAGTTTTGACCTCGGCGTGGAAGTCAAGGCAGCGGCCAAAGCAAACATCGCCCCTATCGGAGGCGACATCATATTCCGGCTCCAACTGACGGACGGCTCCGACCTTTATGTAAACATCAGCGTCGAGCCAAATTCCTATGGGCATTTCCAGGAGGACGGCGGCGCGGATGACCTCGGCGTCGGCAGCATAATGTATCGCGCAGAAACTGGCAACAACTTCGGAACGAACATATTTCTGCCGCCATACATTTCATATAAGGACATGCTGGCAGACATCCGCTCAAATATGTCCGACAGACTTCCTGAACAGCCTACGACAGAAGATATTCTAAAAAACGCGGAGATTATATCTCAAAACAGCAAAAAGGCAAAAAAAACATCTCAAAAAGAACGTGATTCACAAGAAAAACCCGCATATTTGCAGGACGGCAACGACCTTATGGGGAATCTGTTCGGAGACTTGTTCGACAACGAGGATGTTCAGGGCAAGGCAACGGAGACCGAGCCACAGGCGGAGCCAACTAAAGTTGCATCTATAACACCTGAAGAAAATGGATTACAGGGAATTTATGGCGTTCGCTCCTCCGGGCTGCGGTCCGACGATAGTGGACACGAGGGCAGACTTACAGAAGAGTCTGGAGAAATTGGCGAAAGAACTGGGCAAGACAGTGGACGAACTGACGGACAGGGAATGGGATCTGGCTTCGGAGAGAATCGGGATTCCGGCTCACGACTGGGACATTCCGTAGAAGACTCCACGGAACAGAATTCCGTGGAAACCGTGAGCGGCTCAGATGATGGAAGTACCGCTCCGGCATCCGCAAGCGAAACGCCGACTCCAAAGGCGAAGAAAAAGAACACGCGCAACAACAGCGTGGCACGCGGGGTTGAATACGCGCCTAAAACTCCTTCTGAAAGGTTCAAGGCCAACATCGAGGCCATAAAACTGATGAAAGAACTCACTACGGAGGAACGTCCTGCCACAAGGGGCGAAATGGAAGTGCTCCGTAAATACACCGGATGGGGTGGTCTTGGGACATTCTTCAACAACAGATATTCAAAAGAATATCGCGAGCTTTCCTCTATTCTTACACCGGAAGAGCTACAAAGTGCGGAATATAGCATTAACACAGCCTATTTCACGCCAAGCGGCATCATTGACACGCTATGGGATATCGCAAAACGTCTCGGATTCAAGGGCGGGAATATTCTTGAGGGCAGTGCTGGAATCGGCAACATGCTTGCCTCTATGCCAAAAAGCATAAGCGAGAACAGCGACATCTCCGCGGTGGAACTTGACACGATAACGGGAAATATGCTCAAACTCCTTTATCCTGACGCAGATGTTCAGATAAAGGGATTCCAAGACGCGGACATCGAGAACAACAGCGTAGATCTGGCAATAACCAACGTTCCGTTCGGCACAGACATTAGCGTATATGACGCGAAAGAGAAAGACATCACAAGGAAATTCGGAAACCGGATACACGATTTCTGCATTGCCAAGAACATACGCAAACTCCGAGAGGGCGGAATCGGCATCTTTATAACAACCAACGGCACCCTCGACAGAAGCCGCGCTCTCCGCAACTGGGTGGTGAACGAGGGGAACGCTGACTTTATAGGAGCATTCCGCCTTAACAACCAGACGTTTGGCGGCACTCCCGTAACATCTGACATCTTGATAGTCCGCAAGAGAGTCAACGGAAACAAATCACCGAATGCCATAGACGTGAATGAGACATCGCGGACACGGAGCGTGGAGATCAAGGGCGAACAGGAATGGAATCAGAAAGCCAGAGAATGGATAACTCCGACACGAGAGGTTCCTATGGAATACAACTCCTACTTCGTGCAGCATCCTGAATATATGGCCGGAGAGATGAAGTTCGGGCAGGAGGCAGGAGATACTTTCCGTCCGTCTTCCGTAGGTCTGTATCCTGACGAAAAGAAACCGCAGGATAAACTCCTTGCCAAATGGGCCAAGCAGCTCCAGAATTCCGCAAAGGAAGAAACCGCGTCAGTCGAAGGGAAGGCCGAGAGTGAAAGTGAGAGCACTGTGGGTGTCAAAGAAGGTCAGATAGTAGTAAACAGCAAGGGAGAAATATGTCTCTCCCGCAGGGGCAAGGCCGTGCCTATCGAGACGAACAACAACAAGGTTAAAGGCCACACAAAAGAGCAAGTCGTCAAGGATTATGATGCTTTGAAGACCGCCATCAATAATGTCTTGTATTATCAGACGAAGCACAGCGATGACGATGGACTGAAGCCATTGCTTGACGAACTCAACCGCGCTTATGACGACTTCACCTCGAAGTATGGCAATCTGAACAAGAATACCGCCCTGTCTTTTCTCCGAAACGACGTTGACTTCCCTTCCGTGGCAGCCTTGGAAGATTACAAGGAAGACGTCAATCCAGACGGCAAGAAGGAGATCAAGGTCTCAAAGACAGACATCTTCAACAAGCGTGTCGTGGGATTCAATGAAGAACCGCATCCGGCCAATGTCAAGGACGGAGTAATCGTATCTATCAACCGCGAGGGGAAAATTAACATTCCATACATCGCAGGTGAGACGGGACTATCCGAAGAACAGGTCCGAAAGGAAGTTATCGCATCTGGCCTCGGCTTTGTTGACCCGGCTACAGGAAAAATCGAGGTTAGGTATGAGTATCTTTCGGGAAATGTCCGGGAGAAACTCGAATATGCGAAAGAACACAACAATAACGGAGAGTATGACGAGAATATCAAGGCTCTCGAAAAAGTCATCCCGGCGGACATTCCTGCTCATTTGATTAACTTCACGCTTGGTTCGGACTGGATTGACGGAAAGTTTTACACCGACTACGCTAAGGAGAGATTCGGCCTTAACGACAATTTTACGCCGTCCAATATCGGTGGAGTATGGGGTGTTCCTCAATATCTGTCTTTAGGACAAACCAACGAGCAAAACCGCGCAGCAGGCGTAATTAGTGAGAAGACCGGAATAATGGTTATGGGGCACGAACTGATGCTCGCAGCAATGAATAACACACCCGTCAGATTCGCAAAGACGAAGAAGAACTTCGATGGGACGACGGAGACCATTACCGACCCGGAAGCAACCAATGCGGCGCAGGCCAAGATTGAGGAAATGAGGCAGGATTTCTGCGATTGGGCGAAAGAGAAAATAATGAAGGACAACGAACTCGCCCAAAAGACATCGGAAACATATAACCGATTGTTCAACGCCATTGTTCCGAAAGAAATAGGAGACGAGTTCCTTCCGGAAAGATTCCCTGGTTCCACGACTCAACGAACTCTCTATCCGCACCAGAAGAAGGCTGTAATACGAGGAACAACCGAACCGGTATTGTTGGCCCACGAAGTCGGAACGGGGAAATCTTACACCCTTATATCAACCGCAATGGAATTGCGCAGGCTCGGACTCGCGAAGAAACCAATGATTGTTGTGCAGAACGCAACCGTAGGGCAGTTCGTCGGAGATGCGAAACTCCTTTATCCAAACAGCAAGATTCTCACAGTGAGCGATGCTGACAGGACAGCAGCCGGAAGAGCCGCATTCTACGCGAAAATCAAATACAACGACTGGGATATGATTGTCGTTCCGCAATCGGTGTTCGAGATGATTCCTGACAGCGAAGAACGACAGCGCGCCTTCATTCAGGAAAAGATTGACGAGAAGATGCATGTCATTGAGCTTGCAAAACAGTCAGGTATGGACAGCCGTTCAGTAAGTTCAATGGAAAAGGAACTTAAAAATCTTAGGGCGGAATATGAAGAAGGGGAAGTCTCAAAAGGTAATAAACGCGATGCAAAGAAGGAAGCCAAGACCAAGGAAAATGCGGCAGCGAGAGCGAAACAGCAGCTTGACAGGAAAACAGATGACGTGTCCAACTTTGACGAAATGGGAATTGACGCACTTCTTATCGACGAGGCGCACGCATACAAGCACCTCGGGTTCAGCACTCAGATGCAGCGCGGTGTCAAGGGAGTGGACCCTTCATACAGCAAGCGTTCAGCAGGAGTTTATCTGAAATTGCAGAGCATCTTCAGCAGAGTCGGACGCAGGAACGTGGTATTCGCCACGGGTACGCCTATCTCCAACACGGCCGCGGAGATTTGGACGTTCATGAAATATCTCCTATCTCCAGATGTGATGAAGGCTAACCACATCTACTATTTCGATGATTTTGTCAGGAACTTTGGACGAATCGCGCAGACAACCGAGTTCACAACCTCCGGCAAGTATAAGGAAACGACAAGATTTTCCGGCTATATCAATCTGCCGGAACTTGTGAGGACTTGGTCCTCTGTGGCGGATACCGTTCTTTCAAAGGATGCCAAAGACGCGAAAGGAAAGGACTTCAAGGATAAGCTCCCGGAAATCGAAGGCGGTAAGGCGGAAGACATCTTCCTGCCTCAGTCCCCTTCCCTGGTCGGCATAATGAATTTCGTCAAGGCGAAACTCGACGAGTTCGACAAGATGAGCGGCAAGGAGAAACGCGAGCACAGCAGCATCCCGCTCGTAATGTATGGGATTGCACAGCGTGCAGCGATTGACCCAAGACTCGTGGACAGGGACGCAGCAGACGAGCCGCTGTCCAAGACGAACAAGGCCGTCGAGGAAATTCTGAAAGACCTCAAGCAGACAGAATCATACAAGGGCACTTGTGCGGTGTTCTGCGACAATTATCGTCGTCTTGATGCTACGGACAGCAAAGACAAGGTCGAGGGATTCAATCTCTTCAAGGAGATGAAGCGCAAACTCGTGGAAAACGGCGTTCCAGAAGAGCAGATAGTGATAATGGAGTCCGGAATGTCGGTAAACAAGAAGCAGCAGATTTTTGACAAGGTTATTGATGGAGACGTCCGTGTGATTATGGGCACGACCCAGACTCTCGGAACCGGTGTAAACATACAGACAAGACTTCATGCGGTCATACACATGGACGCGCCAAACCGTCCTATGGACTACACTCAGAGAAACGGGCGAATACTCCGGCAGGGCAATCTGCACAAGGAGTGGGGCAAGACCGTGCGCATAATCCGCTTCGGGGTCGAAGACTCCCTCGACGTGACGGCATACCAGCGTTTAAAGACAAAATCCGAGTTCATTGACGCCATCATGAACGGGAAACCGCTCCTGACAAACGCGATGGAAGGACGAACAATAGAAGAACCGGATGAAGGACTCTTCGACAACGCCGTAGCGCAGCTCTCCGGAAGCCAATATGCGATAAAGGTTTCCGCCGCAGAGAGAGAAATACGTAAGCTCAATTCTCAAAAGCTTCAATATGAACAAGACCAGATATATATTGAGCGACAACTGCGCACCAACGAAGCCAAAATATTACGTTTCAGTGACTATGTCAAGGACCACGAGAAGGCACTCTCTCTTCTGAAAGACACTTTCAAGGGAGGGAAAGTATCTAAAGTCTCTGTTGAAGGCAAGGCTTATTCAAACGAAGAAAGCCTTAACGAAGCCCTCAAGGAAAAAATAACAAAACCGGTCCGTGAATATCTGGAAGAAAACAGAAAGAACTATCTGTTCAAAGACGGAATGCTGTCATTCAACTTGTCGTTTGACGGAATTGACGCAACAGTCAATGTGCTTATCAAGAAGATTGAGGATTATTCCGCAGGAAAAGGGTTCATGACACGAATGTCCACGGAAATGACATACAACTGTCCAGTTCTGAAAATCGAAGGAAGGAAAGTCGCGGGAAATGCCATAAAGGAAATGGTTTCCGACTTCCGGACAGAAGTAGCAACAGGCAAATATTCTCAACACGGTATTGAAGCATTACAAAACAGCATCGAGAGAATGGAGCACGACAACTCGCTCATGAGAGAGAGGCGAGGCAAGCCGTTCAAAGATGAAGAAAAGCTCAAGGATGCGCAATCTAAACTCCAGGAGTATCAGAAACTGATGAAGGAGGAAATGGATGCAAAGGAGGCCAAGTATGCGAATGTCGCTACAGCAGGTGTTCACTCCGACGAACTCAACGGCGAAGTGAATGCACTTTTGGACTCTGACGGCAATTCAGAAGAAGCGGAATTTGAAATAGAGAATGACGAAGACTACATCTCTCTGGAGTCTGCCCCGGAGAAGCAGCTCGCGTTCGACACCGTCTCGCAGATGCTCTCGGATGCGGGAATTGTGGTCGAGCAACTGTCCGATGACGCGATGAGAGAAATGGCAGCGGCGCGGGATTCTGGAAGCACAGGACGCATCGAGTTACTGAAAGACGGAGATGTGGTCTATGGCGCCGCTGTCGGAGGGAAGATATTCCTCAATGCCGATAGGCTGAACCCGAACACGCCTATACACGAATACACGCACCTTTGGGACAAGGCCTGCAAGGCAAGAAACCCGGAACTGTGGAAACGCGGCGTGGAGTTGATGAAGCAAACATCTCTATGGAAAGAAGTGGAGAACGACCCGAACTATGCAGGACTTGACGAGGACGGAATAGCCGGAGAGGTTCACGCTCGGTTGTCCGGAGAACACGGCGCAGAAACGCTCGAACGCCTCAGCAAGGAAGCGATTGACGAGAACGGCAACCTCGCGGAGTCCGCGATGAAGGCTTCCGTGATTGGCAGGCTCCGCAAGTGGCTGTCCGAGTTCTGGCACTGGGTAAAGGACACGATGACCCCGTGGAGCAGAGAGGAGGCGGAGAAAGTCTCAATCGAGGACTTCATCAATATGCCGCTCGCCGATCTCGCAAAGGGCACGAAACTCAACGACAATCAGTACAATTCCGAGGAGCGCGACATTATAGACAATGCGAAGAAGGACGGGACATTCATGAAAGCCCCGAACGGCAATCCTACAAATCTCAATGAACGTCAATGGGTGCAGGTTCGCACTGAAGCATTTAAGGAGTGGTTCGGCGACTGGGAAAACGACCCGGAAAATGCATCGAAGGCCGTTGACGAAAACGGCGAGCCAAAAGTGCTGTATCACGGAGGTCCATATCGTTTCTTCCGCTTCGATCCTGCGAGGCTCGGTCAGTCCACAGATGCGAACTCCGCAAGAGAAGGTTTCTTCTTCACAGATAGCCAAGACCTCGCAGACGTGTTTGCAGAGAATTCACTCAAAACGCTGCCTGAAGACGATCTCGACAGTCTGGTGGAAGCACGGATAAATGAGATGACCGGTGACGAACTTGAAGATGCCTACATCGCCTATCGCAACGAGGACGACTCGTATCAGGACTATATTGATGAGACCGAAAGTCCGAGTGACGAGGACTTTCTTAAGGGCTACAACTATGATTATGGCGAAGGATATAAAGACGGGATGTCACTTGATGACGCACGCCGAGCGTTCTTATGGAATGCCATCGCCACAAAACTTTACGGTGGATACTTCTCAGACATTGAAGATATTGCAGAGGAACTCTCTACAGTAGGCGTAAATCTCGGCAACACCGAGGCTGTGTTCCTGAACCTGCGCACCCCTGCGGTTGACGAAGTGGAAAGGGACTACTTCCACGATGGCGAAGATATTGCCCCAATGACTCCAACCTTAAAGGAAGCAAAGGAGAATGGAAGAGACGGAGCCATCTTCACCGGCATCACGGAGAATGGCCAGGAAGGACCTGCTTTCCAATACGTTGTTTTCAATCCGAATCAAATAAAATCGGCAGTAGAAAATTCCGGAAAATTCTCGGCAGACAATGATGATATCCGTTTCTCCATCGTGACGGATAAGGACGAGATTGATAGGCTAAATTCGAAGCCAACAATCAAAGTCTACCGCGCGATGCAGCTCGTTAACGGTAAACTCTATCCTCCAATGTCCGGCAAAGTAAACGGCAAATGGCGCGACGGCATCGCTGTTGAAGACCTCGGGAAAGTATGGGAAAAGGCGGACGAGAATCCAGAGCTTGCGGACGACAAGGGACGCTTCACCCTTAACAAGGGTAACGGAACTACTTTGAAGGCAAGATACAATCCGTACATCCATACTTCCACGACACCTCTGAACGATCAGTTCTCATCCGCACAATCACGCCCGGAACTCGTCACTGTAGAAGTGGAGATTCCAAAGAGCGAACTGACTTCCGGCTACAAGGCAGACAAGGCAAAAGACAGCGTCGGCAAGGTAGAGTGGAAGGCAGGTGTCGTTCAGGGCAAGCTATCCGGAACAAGAACCGTCATTCTCTCGCGCTGGGACAAGCCGGTGCGTATAGTGCCGGAAAGCGAGGTGGCAGACAAGATTGTCGAGATGTTTGACGGCAAGGACATCACGATGCCGTCCAACGTCGTGACACCTGCCCTGCGTGCTGAACTCGAAAGGAGAGGCGTGCCGTTTGTCGAGACTGACAATCAAGGAAAACCGACGGAGACTACCGTGCGATTTAGAGAAGATGGCAAGTCATTGTTCAAGGCGATGCAAGACAATGCAGAAGTATTGACACCACGACAACTGACCAAAGAGATTTGGGACAAAGAAGTCAATGGAAAAACTTTCAATACACCAGTTGGAGAGGTGCGCCTCGGCTCCAATCAATATGTAAAAAACATCAAGAAAGGACGAGAGAAAGAATTTGGGATGCTTATCCCTACAATAGAGCGTCCAGACATAATATTTGAGGAGAATGCGCCAGAGCCAGGAGCGGAAAGGCAAACAAAATATGCTTTCGTGAAAACATTTGTTGATACGAATGGCGAAAGACATCTCAATTATACCTCTATATCTGTAAAGAAAAATGACATGGAGGTTGTTGAGAGCAGCCACTTCCTCAGAGACAAGCAAGTGCTCAATAAAATAGAAAAAGAGCATATACTTTGGAATCGTTTCGCAAGCGATTCTGCACTTTCGGCACAAGGCGGCTCGATAGTTCAAAGCAATGCTCTTTCTTCAAGGGCAAAGGTAGGAAATGAATTCGAAAAAACAAATGAATCCTCTGAAAATCAGCAGGACATTGAACTCGACCGCGAGGGCGAACGCTCCTACGATTCCGTTCCGACATCTCTGAACCATAGCGAGAGCGGCAAGAGATACGCCGCAGAGGAGACTGCGAGCGCAATCGGGGTCAAGGTAGAGTACATCAGCCGCGATGAAATGCCGAAGGGACATGAGAACGCGAAAGGAATGTGGAAGGACGGGAAGATTTACATCGCACTCGAAAACCACCCGGACGCGAACGATGTCCGGAGAACAGTTCTTCACGAGGCTGTGGGACACGAAGGGTTGCGTCGGCTCGTTGGCGAGAGGAACATGAACGGCTTCTGTATGGATGTATATAAGGCACTCCCTGCAAGCGAGCGAAGAAAGATTGCGGATGCTGCCCTGCAAAGATACGGAGGCGACGTCTATGAGGCAACCGAAGAATACCTTGCAGAACTTGCCGAAGATATGGATACCAACAAATCCTATGACACGATATTGGACGAAATAAGGGTGAAGACAAGAAACCTTCTCTCGAAGATTGGTATCAATATCCCGTTGTCACGGAGAGACATTCGCTGGATTCTCTGGCAGTCCTATAATGCCAACAGACAGGGAGACCTCATAAACGAGGCTCAAAGACAAGTTCTTGCAGATAGGCTCGGCTTCTCGCTCCGTGCAGATAGCCTCCGGGCGAAGGCGCAGGAAGAAATTCGACTCCGCAGTGCGAATGGAGGGAATATTTCCGCAGCAAATATCTATAACAATGCCGTCGCGAGGGCATCAAAACGCCTGCATGAAAGCTGGGTGGAGATGACGAACTCTGTCAACACTCTTGTGGAGGCAATCGAGAAGCAGACAGGCAAGGCCGCGAAGAGCTTCGAGGACATAAGGCTCGCGCTCAATCAGCAGAGTTCAAAGGAACTCGCCGCAATAAAGGCCTGGGAGCGCGACTTCTACAACCCGATGATGAGCGCGATAAAGGAAATGATGGACGCGCACCGATTGAAGCGAGAAGAAATCGACAGATACGCCTTCCTCAAGCACGGACTGGAAAGAAACGATGTCTTCGCAAAGAGGGATGCAAAGGCCTACTATCAGTCGCGCTTCGAGAAGAACGTGAAGAAAATCAATGGTGACAAAAGGCTCTCCGAACTTGAGAAGAAACTCAAGATTGCCGATGCAGAGCAGGTTCGCGATTCATACTTCGCGGACATTGATGCCGGAACGGACAAGATGTATCTCAAGTTCAGGGAGAAGGACTACGGAGGACTCACCGCCCTGTTCAGCACATTCTCCCCTATCTCACCACAGGGCGAGAACGAGACGGACGAGGAATATAACGCCCGTGTACTTGCGTCACGCAAGCCGCAGTTCGCCACTCTGGCTGAGACCGAGGACGCGGCAAGAGCGGAGGTTGATGCGTTCGAGAAAAGAGTAGGGAAAGCCTCTATTACAAAACTCTGGGATGCGACTAACAAGGCCACAAAGTCGATACTGAAGCATCAGTACGAATCCAACATGATTAGCCGGGAACAGTATACGCACGTGAAGGATATGTTCAAGTATTATGTTCCGATGCGAGGATTTGCCGACAACACGGCCTCCGACATGTATTCATACTATGCTTCGGACAAGGGTTCTATCACTCCGCCGCTACTTCGGGCGAAGGGAAGAAAGACGCAGGCCGAATCTCCTTGGGGATATATCGGAGCCATGGCCTCCACGGCATACGCCGCGGACTTCAAGAACGAGACGAAGCTTGCGCTGTTCTACTTCATATCCAACAGGCCGGACAACGACCTCGTCAGAATATCAGATGTCTGGTACGAGAAGACAAGCGAGACAGATCCTGACACGGGAAAACCAGTATTCAAGCAGGTCTATCCGGAATTCAAGGACGGTCTCAACGCTGCTGCCACGCGACAGGAATACGACAGATGGGAAGCCGACATGGAGGAGAAGAGGAAAAAGGGCGAAGCGTACAAGGGCACGAACGGCATCGACCTCCAGAATAGTGTCATCCACATCGATGAGGCACAGAAGAACTCTCACATCATACGATTCAAGGTGCGCGGGCAGGAGAAGATGCTGCTAATCAACGGTAATCCGAGAGCCGCGCAGGCAATCAACAATGAACTGAACATCGACGCGGCGCAGGACGGCATCACGAAGGGTGCACAGAAGATACTCCGATGGATGGCAGGGTTTAACACCTCCTACAACCCTGAGTTCTGGATGTCTAACGCGCAGAGGGACTTGCTGTTCTCGATAATGGCGACAAGCATCAAGGAAAGCCCGGAATACACGAGGCAGTTTATTGCGAACCTCGGCAGAGCGGTCAAGGTCATAGGAATGTTCCGCAAGGACAAACAGGGAAAACTCGGCAGTTCATACATAGAGAAGATGTATAAGGAATTTGTCGATGGCGGTGCTGTCACCGGATTCACGGTCATCAAGGACAACGAGGAATGGGAGCAGGTGGGACGGCAGTTCACAGCCGACCGCAACAAGGCGGGACAGGCAGCGATGCAAGCCCTTGAGGCGATTCAGGACTTTGGCGAGGGAATAGAGCAGATGACGAGGTTTGCAGCGTTCCTCACGGCACGCGAGAACGGCAAGAGCATCACCGAAGCGGTGGCCGATGCAAAGGAACTCACGGTGAACTTCAACCGCAAGGGTAGCGGCAAGGGCATCTCGTGGAAGGAATCCGAAAAGCTCAAGAACCGGAACGGCGAAAAACTCAACACTGCGGAGCGTGTTTTCTATGTCGGAGCATCGATGCTTTCAGGCTACGGAAGGCGGTTCATCATGTTCTTCAATGCTTCAGTGCAGGGTCTCAACACGATGTATCAGCTGTGGACCAAGGACAAGAGACGCACATCCGCATGGATGGCCGGATATTTCGCACTCGGAGCGATAAACGCGATGCTCCACGCACTGCTCGACGACGATGACGACTATCTTGACATGCCGGACTACGAGAGGAGGAACAACCTCCTGCTCGGAGGAAAGGGCAACTACTTCAAGTGGGCGCTCCCGCAGGAATCCCGGGTGTTCTATGCCATGGGCGACATCCTTGTCAATGACATGATTCTCGGAAGAAATCCGCAGAAGAAGACACGCGGTGTGGGAGACATTCTTGAGGCAGTAGGAGACATCATGCCGATAAATCCGATGAATGGTCTCCGTGACGTTGTTCCTCAGGCGCTGGTTCCAGCCTTCGAGAATCTACAGAACGAAGACTACAAGGGGACAAAGGTTTATAACGAACCTCGCTGGCTTTCGGAAGAGGAACAGAAGCGCACTCCGAAGTACACTATGGCCTACTCTAACACAGGCAGGCAGTTTGTTCTGCTTTCGATGGGCCTGAACTACATCAGCGGTGGCGACTCAACCGATGCTGGTGCGATAGATATTCGCCCGGAAAAAATGGAGCACCTATTTGAGGGTCTAACAGGTGGACTCGGCACCACGCTCAACAGGTTCTGGAAGAGCACGGGAGGGCTGGTCATTGATTCCGCCATTGATGCAAATGAAAGCGGCATGAACTTCGGCGATGCAATCCGCGAGAACGCGAGTGTGCGCAACACACCTTTCCTTAATAGGCTATGGGTTCACAACGACGACCGCTACCGCAACGTGCACACCAGCGACGTGTTCAACTATTACAAGGCAGAGGCCGAGCACACTCAGAATCTGATAAGGAAAGCCAAGAAGGAGGGAGACGCCGACCTGCTTGACAGGCTATATGACGATGACAAGAGAATGAACATTCTCTACATCTATCGAGGCTACTCCGGAGTGATGAAAGCCTATGACAGAATGCTCAAGATTACGGATGACAAAGCCGAGCGGAGACAACTGATACAGGAGCAGGACGAGTACCGCAAGGAAATGATTCAGGAGATAGCAGAAGAGAACAAATAAAAACATTCACAATATGATAAAGCAGATACAGCTCAGGGGCATATCACGTTCTCCGTCGGACAGAATGACGTCCGATGGAGGATGCTCCGAATCACTCAACGTCATCACCGACAACACTGAACTCGCGCCGATGCCGATGCCGGAAGACATAACCTCCGAATTGGGACTACCGAAAAATTTTTCCGGCGAGGTACTCTACATACACAGCTGCGGAGGGAAATATCGAAACGTGATTATCAAAAGCGGCTCTTCAATTGTGGCGTATATGGATGGAGGCAAGACGCAAGTTTTGATGACAGACGCCACGCTTATCAATGACATAAACTCGTTAGGAAATGTGTTGTTAATTATTATGAATGGAGACATTCACTATTTTCTCTTTAACTACGGAAGATATAGTGAATCACAGTCCGGAGCATTACATTTGCCCCAAATTACAATCTCCGCTGTTCCTGATACCTTTGTAATTGGTTCTGCAACGGGACACCCAGCTATAACTAATTCTTCTCAAATAACATCAGGAGTTAAAAACGCCATTTATAGCACCATGAGAGAAGCATATCAAAATGGGGTTGAAAAGAGTTCTGATCGATGTAAATATAGGTTTCTCAGATATTCTTTTTTATTCTATGATGGCAGTGAGTTTTATAGTGACCCAATTATTATAAAGTACCCGACTCCACAGATTGTTTCCGCGACAGCGTCTGCGGATGTTAGGATTTATAGACGGCATATACAAGACGCTGAAGGTAATACCACCATCAGCGAAACTATTAGCAACCCAACTTTATCAATATTTTGTAAAATAGAGAAATATACAGGGAAAATAAATATATCATTTGAAGATAACGAATACAGCAAATTGTTAAAGTTAAAAAACATTATAACAGGCATAAGAATATATGTCACGTCAGATTTTGAGAATTTTAATGATTACAAAGATTTTACTTATTTGAAAGACGAAGGTAATGTAAATATAAAATGCAATGTTATTAATGAATACAATACGGATGATCCTACAACAGAATCCAGTTATACAGAATCCGTCCCCATCAGTCTATATCAAATGACATACTCGTATTCATCTGTAAAAGACAGCATTAAGAACATTTCTACATTTAGACTCGTTAATACATTCTTATTTGAGCCTGGAGATTTAGATAACGTTCAACAACTATCCGCAAATATAACCGCAGAGATTCCCAACAACGACACTCTTGAAACATATCCTTCTCTGAACTATGAGCAGGAGTATGCACCAAGTATCGGCAGCTTCAAGAAAATCAATATCTACAACAACAAACTGATTGGAATAGGAAATCCAAGCCTTCCCGAACTCAAAAACCTGCCCCATTCAATTGCGACAGATGCAGAGACAAGCGGTAGTAAACGAGGTCTCTCTTATTCATTCACATTTGAGATTGTGGAACCTGTCACAGGCGAAATCAAGGTAGTCACAGCAAAGAACGGAGATTATGGAGAATGGTGGAATTTCCAAAAACAAGTGTTAGGAATCCTATTCTTCCCTGATACAAATTGCCATCGCGTCTATATCACCGCAAGAAAAACGACATATCTTGATGGAAAACCTTCAGGATATATTTACCTCGGAAGAAAATACTACGACATGAAAGAACACCTGACACTCACCGGTTACTCTTATGTTCTGATTGACGAGACACTTAGCAAGGACTTATCATCGCTGTTAAGTTCAACAGGAACTGAGTTCACCGAAGAGGAGAAGCCGCAGGACACGGAAGCCACCATTGAGAATAAGAGGCTGTATGTTTCGGAAATGGACAACCCATTCATTTTTACCGCAAAGGGAGTATTCTCTTTTGACGACGAGATTATGGGCATAGCAACGACTACCAAGGCTCTGTCTTCCGGCCAGTTCGGACAGTTTCCTCTCTATGTATTCACGAAAGGCGGCATCTGGTCTATGGAGACGGCAGCCGACGGCTCATTTGTGTCGAAGAAGCCGCTCTCGCGGGACGTAGCCCTGTCTGCTGACTGCATAACGCAGATTGAGCAGGCTGTTGTGTTCACAACAGACAAGGGTGTGATGCTTCTCACGGGCTCCGACATAAAGAACATATCCCCTTTCATGACAGGTAAGCACTATGTACTTGAAGACCAGAGCGCGGGGATGCTCGGCAAGTCCGGCACATGGTCTCCCCTGCTTCCGGCCGTCTCCGATGCTACTCCGTTCATGGATTTCATGAGGTCGGCAAAATGCGCCTACGACTACACTGGGCAGCGGCTTCTGTTCTTCAATGACGGAGAGGCATATCAATATGTCTATAAGTTCGACACCGACACTTGGCACAAGATGTCGCTTGACATTCCGCCATTTGAAGATCACCAGTACATACGGCTGAACATCGGCGCATACGCTCCCGATTTGGTGGACTTGACAGGGCTGTTCGGGTGGTTCGAAAGCCACGGAACAACGATGGTTCGCCCGATTGAGGAGTGGACTACAGAAAAAATGCAGATGGGCGGGACTTATCTGATTGGTTATAACGATAACGAAGACAACTACAACTATCTTTATGAGTATTTTAATGACGGCTCACCTTGGAACATGCAGGCTGATTTGGATGGTTTCAACAACACACAGAAGGTTTCTGTTCTGAACTCCTATCCTGACTGTTGGGTATCCCTTAGGGTCAAGGACGGAGGGACGAAAATACTGAACCTTTCAACCGCATTCGACACAGACAAGGTGCAGCCGCTGAAAGGCATCATAGTAACGCGTCCGTTCGACCTCGAAGAGCCGGATATACGCAAGGCAATCAGAAGCATACGCATCCGTGGAAACTTCAACAGAAACGACGTGAAGTATATTCTTCAGGCATCGATGGACGGAATCCACTGGGGAGTACTCCCCTCTCTCCGTGCAGGTTCGTTCAAGTTGTTCCGCCTCGTGCTGCTGTGTGACCTTGAGGCATACGAGAGAATATCATACATCGACATTGACTATGAGACGCGGTTCACGAACCGACTGAGATAGGGCAATCGTCCGGGCAAAGAGAGGACACTCATTCCATACAATCGGCTCATTTTTGCGCGACAGCAAACTTGAGCCGATATATGTATACGAAAACAAGACTGATACGCAGGAAGATCACAGTGTCCGAAATGGACTCCGTGAAGTCAAGGCAGAACCGAATAGGACGTGAAAGGGATGTCCAGCTGCTCGAACGATGCAACGCGCTATGGGAAAATCTGAGAGACTTTCGCATAAGGGGCGCGAGGGCAAACCGTTATGCCTATGGTGACCAGTGGGGAGACAGCATCAATGTCAACGGCACGGTGATGACTCAGAGGCAGTATCTCCAGAGCACTGGCAATGTAGTCCTCCAGACAAATCAGATAAAGAGCAAGGTGGATTCCATTGTCGGAGTGATGGTTAATGAGAAGAACGAGCCTATCTGCAAGGCACGCGACAGGGCGGAGCAGCAGTATGGTGAGATTGTCACGACCGCACTTCAGGCGAACTGCGACAAGAACAAAATGAACGAGCTGTACATCCTGTTCTTGAAGGACATCTGTCTCCGAGGGCTCGCCATCGCATACGAGTCATACGATGACTACAGCGGACCGGACAGACGTCTCGATTCCTGGACCCGCTATGTCAACCCCAATATGGTGTTCCTCGATTCTCAGATGACAGACCCAAGGTTCTGGGATATGACTATCATCGGACAGTTCTTCGACATCACATTCGAGGAACTTGTCTCTCGCTTCGCGAAGAACGAGAGAGACTATGCCATTCTAAAGGATCTATATGCAAGCCAGTCCGTGATGTTCCGCGAAGAGGCGGATATGGAACTCTCGGAGAAGAACGATGAGGATAACCTCGTGTTCAACCAGCCGTATGATAACACGAAATGCCGTGTCTTCGAGGTATGGACGAAAGAGACCAAGGCGAGAATAAGACTCCACGACACTAACGAAGGTACGATAGAAATCATCGACGCCGACGATTACGACTACCGCCGGAGAGTCAAGGAAGAGAACGAGAGCAGGCGCGCGGCCGCAAAGGATGCAGGATGGCCGGAAGAGGACACTCCGTATATAATCGGAGACGGATTCGGTGTCGGGGAGGAGAAGAACGGCTTCTTCATAGACACGTTCTGGTACTGCCGCTATCTCGCCCCCGATGGAACGATACTCTGGGAGGGTGAATCGCCATACGCGGGACGCTCGCATCCGTTCACGATTATGGCGATACCTTTCGTAGACGGAAAGATTTCCGGCTATATGAACGACGCGATAGACCATAACACGGCGATGAACCGCGCAATCATTCTCAATGACTGGCTTGTCAGAAGTCAGGCAAAAGGTGTCACGGTCGTGCCGAAAGGCATAGTTCCGAAGGACATGTCATTAGAGGACTTTTCAAGAAGCTGGACCGCGATAGATGACCTCGTGTATATCGACATGAAACCGGGGCAAGAGGGGCTGATGCCGAAAGTGTTCACCGGAGTCGCACAGTCGTTCAACGTTAGCGAGCTGCTGAACACATACTCAAAACTGATGGACAACAGCACGGCTGTCTCCGGAGCGTTGCAGGGCAGGACTCCTGCGGCAGGAACGTCGGGAACGCTCTATGCCCAGATGACGAACAACGCGAGCATCCCTATCGCGTCGCTCCTCGAACAGTTCAGAGGCTTCCTTCAGGACGTATCGACGAAGAAGATGAAGAACATAATCCTGTTCTACGATACGCCAAGGTTTGAGAGTATAGCCGGTGACATCGGAGGGGTTCTTGACAACGGCAATCTCAATCTGAACGAGATTGGAGACATCGAATTTGACCTCTCCATAAAGGCGAGCACGTCAACGCCTGTCTACAGAGCAATCATCAACGATGACGCTAAACAGTTCCTGATTGCAGGTCTAATAACATTCGAGGAATACCTTGAAATTGCCGACGTGCCTTATGCGGACAAGATTCTCCAGATGCGTCAGGCACGCCAGGCGGAAACTGAGGACGCGCAACAGGCTGGAATCATGCCCGGCGGCGAACCCTCTCTTCAAGAAGCCCAGCCTTCGCCAGCCGCTCCCGTATAAAGGCACGGCGACGACGCTCCATTTCAGAGATTGACATCTCTTGATTACCGGCAGTGTCGGGAGTATGATACCAGCATCCGTTTTTGAGAGTCTGAAGGGTCATAATCCTCGCGAGATAGCCGAATGCCCTCTTCTCGTTCTTGAACTGCCACCTGTCGTAGGTGGTCAGGTGGTCCGGGCGGAACGTCTCCGAGGCGACGTAAATCATCACGCCCTCCTTCTTGTGGCGGGCATCGGCCGTCTTTACTGCATTGTTGTAGATTCTTCTCGCATAAGCGGTCACGAAAAAGACCGCAATCTTTCTGAAAAACTTCTTCATTGTATAAATGTATTAAAGGTTTACCACGCTTGAATTGGTGCCAGTTATTCTGTTGGTACTGGTTTCAGTCCTTCTTATCCACTGAGGATGCTCCATTTCATTGAACGCAATCCACAGGAGTATCGCCGTCGCCATGAGGACATCGTCATGTTTCTTTGGAGGAGCCGTGAACTTGTTTGCCACCTGAACATATTGTGACATCTCCTCACAGCATATCTCGCTCGGTTCATACCATTTGTTCTCCCGAAGACAAGTCTTCATAAAATTGATTATCTTCGGTTTCGTGAACCTGTCCGTGCGGAATCCCCATTTGCGCTTCGGGGACTCGCGTACATCTTCGGCGTTGCCGCTCCTCATGTAAAGATTGGGATATATATCACCTACGATGTCAAGGATATATCCGGAGCCATCACCGCCCGTATCGGTTTCTTGATTCTCCATTTCAACAGTATTGCACTCTATCACCAGCAGGGCATTGTTGTACCACGCGGCAAGACGCATCGCATCGTATGCGAGAAGGTCGTGCTGCGTATGGTAGTGCATTTCCGCAACAACATTCGGACGCCCGTTAAGCCCGAACTCCGGAAGCATCATATAGCGGTCAAGTACGCGAACCGATGACCAGTCGGATGTCTGGTTAGGTCCGCCGATGTCAACCGCGACTACATATCTGTCAGAAATCGGAGAGTCATCCGGCATTTCCCATATCTTCAACAGCCCGTCACGTCTCGGCTTGAACGTGATGTTCTTCAATACGTCGGGACCTTCCATCGCATCGGAGTACAAGTCCCCGCAAATTGTCGGAGCCTTGCACTTCATCCGTTTCTCTTCCACCTCGTAGAAATCAAAGACTTTAAGACCCGCAGACTGGAAAGCTTCCATCCATGTTGACGGTGCCTCATTTGCCATCTGCATATAGTCCGTGAAGTCAAGACGCTTATACCGATACCAGTTGATTCCTTCGAGCGTAGCGCCGAGTTCCCAAAGCCACCAGTAGTGCTTGCCTGAATCGAGCCACTTTTCGCTGCGACTCTCATCTGTCCTGTGCTCCCAGAGCCATTCGACAAACTGACGCAGGTCTCCAGTTATCGGTATGGTGTCGTGCGGGATGTAGAACCATGGTATGAACAGCGGGCGATAGGAAGATTCTCCGTTCATCGCCTTTATCCAGATGTCGTGGAAGTAGTCATCCGACGACTTGGCGGTAGACTCCATCGCCTGCATATCAAGAGGAAGTTTGGTTATACCACCCGATATGCTTCGCACGAGATCTTCCGGTCGTTTCTCCGGTGTGTCCGGCCAGATGCCGACCTCAGAATAATGCGCCCCGTGCGCGTTCTGGCTTCGCAGTGTCTCCGGTTTCTCCGCCGTGCCTATGTAGATGACAGTTTCGCGTACCTTGTTGTGGTTGCCATCCTTGATTATATAGGCGTTGGCGGTACGTCCGCGCGGGCTGAGCGTCAGAGTTGTCTCTGGAGGAAGGCCAAGATCCCAAGCGGGATATTCAGCGACCGCCTCCTTAAGCATTGAAAGAATCGTCTCGGATGCAGACTGAACGTGCGCAGCCACTACAAATGAGTGGAACTCATCCCACTCGAAGGCGAGCCATGTCTGATAGAAGATACAGAAGGTTGAACCGCCCCACTGCCTTGCCTTGAGGATAATGACGTCTATCGGAACTCCGGCAAGCCTCATCTCCTCGCACAGCTTCAGCACTATAAGCTGCGGGAGATTGAGCTTGAAACGGATACGGCCACCGGTCTTAGCAGTTATCTTTATGCAGAAATAGGCCCAAAAGCAGAAATCGTGCTTATGTCGGATTCGTCTGATTCTCCGTTCTATATCTATATGTGCCGGAACGGCTGTCTTCCATTTATGTGCCGCGATGTAACTATCAATGGAGCCGGACTTCACTATTGCCTTAATCAGCGGGTTCTTCACAACTGCCTCCGGAACCCACTGTTCAGGTATGGCGAAATCAGGAATGCTGAGAAGTACGCGTCTTTCTCCGAGAAGCGCATCAAGCCCCTTCCCTGTTATTGGGTCATACTCCGCCGCGAGGCGCGATCGTCTTCGCCCGTTTTCCTCGACAATCACGTTATACTGCTCGTCCGTCAACATAATCCAGCATCCTTTAGAACTGAATTCTTCCACCTTCGCGCATAAGCCACGAATATCCCGAGAACGAATGACGCCACGTGAGTTGTCGCACTGAACTGAGGAATGAAAACCATGACAATAGTGACGGCGAGGAACGCTGCCACAGGTGCAGTTCGCCACCATGCTGACGATAGGCACGGAGTACGCATTCCGAGTATGGCATACATTACATTCGAAATTCCAACAACCGGGCGAAACGACAGAGGATAGACAAGGACCGAAATGACATAGGCGATCGCAAGTTCCTTGAACGAGGAACGCCGCGAGAGTATTCCCCACATGGAAACGACGTTGACAAGAAGATGCCAGACATTGGCATGAAAGAGCGGATAGATCATTGCCCTCATGATGTATGGAGCGCCGCCGGGAAGCAGAGCATCAGGGCAACCGAGAGCAATGAACACGGCAGCCAATATGGGCACGATTGTCACTCTCATCATCTCGATTCTACCTATAAAGAAAACGTGTGGAATTGCTCCGAATCCTCCTATTCTCACTCTGCAAAATCTTCCTCGCAGTCTCTGCCGATACATAAAACTGCGGAGCTCCCTCCTCTACAATCCGTTCAAGGACAGCCTCGCGCGACTCGGCTTCCCTACAATCCGGATGTTCGGCCAGATAACGGACATATCTGTCATATATTTCCCACGCACGCCTGCGTGAAAGGCTATGCAGACCAATGAGCGACACGCCGGATTCAATCATTCCGACATAACACCCGGCAGTCCTGGCCGTGACGTAAAACCTCGGAGCGGGCTGGAGGCAGACATATTCGGCTGCATCACGCATGCTCGGGAAGCGGCCTTCCTGAAGGCCGTCCTTATAAACCTTGTAGAGGTCTCTGTCACGCAGATATTTAAGTTCAGTGTCGAGCATAGTATCAAGTTTTACCATAACAAATTTATCAAAGGGCAACCAAGTGGGCAAAGTCAGTGCAGATGACGGCGGTAGTCATTATAATTTTGGGGCAGAAAAACGATTGCAATAAACATTAGCACAATATGGCAGACACTGAAAATCAGAAAGTTAAAACTCCAAGAGAACAACTGCTTGAGAGGATGAGCTCAAGATACCCCGACAGGCACTTTGTCGGTCAAGACGGTCAAGACGCTCAAGATGATCTGGAACAGGCAATCATCGAGACCCTCGATGAAGTCAAGGACAAGAACTCACAGCTTGCCGAACTTTTCAGCACAGACCCGCGCTCGGCGGAGTTCATCGGTTCGTGGATAAGAACAGGTGATCCGCGAGGTGCAATCATCGAGACGTTCGGAGATGAGTTTTTTGATGCGGCAAAGAGCGAAGAGGCTCGCGAGAAATTCAAGGGCGAGCTTGAAGAATGGAGAGCACGCAAGAAGGCCGACGACGACGCGAGGGCAGAATATGAGGCAAACTGGAACAAGTCGCTTGAGGACCTTGAGAACTGGGGAAACGAGAAAGGGCTTTCGCAAGAAGATAAGGTGAAGGTCATCCTTCGTCTCGCAGATGTGAGTGAGAACGCAATACGCAACATATTCTCTCCAGAGGATTTCGAGATGGCCTATAACGCGATGAATTACGCGAATGACGTCAACACAGCACACGACACAGGAGTGATTGAGGGACGCAACGCGAAAATCGCCGAAAGGAGAAAGTCAATCGAAGATGCTGGCAAACTGCCCCCAGCCGTTACTGGACAGGGAGTGAGAGCAAAGGAGCCTGCTCCTACAGTTCCACGAAAAGAAAACCCATGGGCAGGCCTGAGATAGAAAACAATTCTTTTTATAAACAAAACAAAATCAAGTATGAAACTGCTTAATTTAACAAAGAAGTATGGCATGGGGCTGCTTTCGTTCGTCCTCGTGCTATTGGCAGCGGCTTTCGGAGCCGACTGCTCATTTGCAATGGCGGTGGATCCGGTGGAACTTGCAGACGAACCGAACCCGTCAGGCAACATGAACCCGGTGAGCGAGAGCAACCCGGAAGGACGTCCTGCCGGTGAGGCATTACAGCCGGACGAGCACGGAGGTCGAACACAGCTCCAGGGGCACGCGGCGACAGCAACGGATGTCAGAGATGCAGGGCTTGAAGCCGAGGACTATGACGAAGATGTGGTAAACTTCCGCAAGTTTCGCTTCCCTATCGAGACCTACATCCTCAATAGATGCCGTCCGGTAAAGAGCCAGTCCTATGAGCACGGCCACTACCGCAGTGCGTCTACAAACCTTGAGGCGACTTACAACGGAGCGGACATTACCATTACAGCCGGTGCAGACACTTCTATCAGCATCAGTTCCACTTCAACAAAGGTGTTTGACAACAAGACCCACATCCTTACACTCCCGGCAAGTCTCTTTGAAAACCCGGAATGTCTTATGAGATGCTCGACCGTTGCAGTGAACGGTGCGGAAGGATATTCAAGGGACGAGGACGGCAGCGAGGTTGCAGACGGAGAACTCATGCTTTTTGTCCTCGACAACAACAAGGACACAGGCAACATCAAGTTCCTCGCTCTCAATTATCCGTTCAACACGACAGGAACAGCATCCACGTCAAAGATCGCGTCAGGCACAACGTTCTTTGCTTGCGCCACGGCCGGCTCAGAGTCCCAGATCCGTGTCGATTCCGAGACTTACCTTCCGGAGAAATACATGTCATATCTTCAGAAGAAGATTGTTACCTGCATCATCACCGACGAGTTTGACGAGCAGGACAAGAAAACAGGAGTCAACAAGAAGGATGTTCTTGCCAATGCGATGTACAACTTCAAGCGCAAATGCGCACGTTCACACTGGCTCGGAACTCAAGGCAAGACGCAGATTGACGTCAAGGAGACAGGAAACCGCGAATATGTATATTTCGAGAAAGGCATTATGCGTCAGATCCCGATGTTGTACACTCACGGAGACGAACTGAAGGACGATGACCTTATGGCAATCACGGCACTCCAGTTCACTCAGAACTCCGTTTCCGACTCAGCGACCGCATTTTGCGGAAGACGTGCAATCCAACGTCTGATGAAGCTCGTAAACTCCGCACAGCACTTTAAGGACATCAAGACCGTCACTGTGAACGACTACGGCATCCGTGTCCGCAAGTGGGAGGACAACTTCGGAGAGATTGAGTTTGTATATGATCCGACCTTGGACGACATCGGCTATGAGGACTTTATGGTTGTCGTCGACCTCAAGAATGCAGTGCGCTACTACAAGAAGAACGAGAAGGACACCACTCAGGACATGAGCAAGTCCGGAGAGTCCCGCGAGGCGAAGGCATACAACAGGTGCGTCATCGACTGCGTCGCACTCAAGGGCTACAATGCCGTTCTCGTCTGCCCTTCAAGCCTGGCACAGAAGGCAAGCAAGCTCGGAGGCATTCAGGCAGACTTCGTTTCTGTGGCAGAACTTCCGAAGGACACCGCGCTCACCGCTGCGGCCAAACTCAAGAGGTACTACCTCACGGCAGACTGCGAGGGATTCCAGAAAGGTACCGTAGTAGAGTGGAATTCTGAACTCGGCGACTGGAAGGAGTTCGAGGGCATCCTCAGAGGATAAGTCCCTCCGTCATGAAATCTTGGGGAAGGAGGATTCGGAAGGGTTATCCTTCCCCATTTTCTGATACAATAAAACAATACAACAGATATGGTTAAAGTATATGGAATTGCAGGAAGAACCTGCGCAGAGATAAGAATCGGAATGGGGAAAGCATCCCTTCAGATAGAGTTCACCAAAGGCTGCCTTGACAGGAGAAACTTCCGTCCGGCAACATACTCCACGGGGAATCCTGTCATTCAGGCGATGATTGAAAACAGCGACATGTTCGGAAGTCTCATCAAGATTCACCGCATATACGGAGAGGAAGCGGCCGTGCAGACAACTGCTCACGGTAAAGAAAATCCGACAAAGGTAAATCAGAACGAGGAGAAGGTCTATCCCGATGTCACAACTTTCGAGGGTGTCGTGGAAGTGCTGAAATCACTCGGAGCGAAGGCGACGAATCTCAACAGCATGGACAATATCAGGAAGTTCATGACCAACAAGAACATCAAGTTCCCTAACTTCAAGTTTGAGGAGTAATGAAGACGCTGACGGTGGAGTCCGCTATCGCGGCTATAAGAAAGAACCTTGACGAACAGGGATTCAATGAATCTGTGATGTACTCGGACGAGAACGAGGACAACAAGTCGTTGGATCTCATTGTCGCGAAGTTGCTCCCGGAAGCTATAAATGATGTGAACTCATCCGCGTCCGTGGAAACGCTTGAAGGCTCGGACATTTCAGACTCTCTTACCCAAAAATCGGTAACGGGCGGCGTGGTGACATTTTCTGTGCCGGAAGCGAAGAAGTTCCTGCGTCTCGTCAAGTTCAAGGCTTCAGACACCGACTTCATCGTCACCGAAATCATAGCGGAGTCTTCTCCCGAAGGCAGAAAGCAGCTCAACCCTGCTATTCGCGGGACATGGGACAGACCGAGACTCGTGCAGATGCAGGGCAATGTCACTTCACCGACATTCAAGTATTACTCCCTAAAGGACGCGAAAGCGACTTCAGTTCCGGAAATCGAGTTTTATTCCGTACAGAGAGAGGAGTATGACAAGGCCACAATAGAATATGAAGTGTCATCCGCCTTGTTCGAGCGGATTCTCTGCCACCTTACAGCCCTCGTCCTCGCAATCTACGGCGAGGGTGACAAATCCGACTATTTTGAAAAACTTTCGCAGCAGAAATAATATCCAATGGTAAATATTCTCATAGGAAACACCTTTCGCGTCAGCTGGCGAATCCTCACAAACAATGAGGCCACGCCACTGACGGGAAGGAATATTCGTCTGATACTCGCGGCGCCTTCAGGAAAGCCGATGCCTATCACTCCAAACGTGTCTTCTTCTGATTCATCTTCTCTGACCTTTGTCTTTCAGGGCGCGGACCAGAAGGAGACTGGCATCTATCGCCTTATCGTTATAGAGAACAAAGGAGTAGAGTCACAGGCTCTGACTTCAGAGACGATGGCGTTCCGCCTTGTAAGCTCTCCAGGGAGCGCCGATTCGGACATCCCATCGTTTGGGGATGCAATTATAGTAGACTGCGGCACAGGCAATCTTAAAATCGGTTATCAGGGAGACTCTGCCTTCGAGTCTTGGCTACGAGCAATTAGGCCGGAGAGCGGAAAGGACACTGAAGCCGATTTTATGGAATGGCTGCGGAAGCCATCGGACGAGGCGGCTGCGGTTGCTCTCAAACAAGCCAAGTACGCAAAGGAGCAGGGTGACGCCGCAAAGAAAATCAGTGAAACCCTGTCATTGTCATTTGGTGCTGTGCGCCACGACATCGCCCAGAACCTCACGGACACCCAGAAGACGCGGGCACGTCAGAACATCGGGGCGTTGTCGGATGCCGACGGCGCTGTGACACAGTCCAAAATCGCCGACGGCGCCGTCACGACGAGCAAGATTCAGGATGTTGCCGTTACCGGGGCAAAGCTTGCATCTCAGTCCGTGTCTTCTGCAAAAATAAAGGACAGAACCATCGGCGCGTCCAAGCTCGGGGCAAATTCCGTCACGACAGAGAAAATCCAGACCGGTGCTGTGACCAAAGAGAAGCTTGCTGACGACGTCGCCGGCGTTGCTGACGCTGTGGCTCAAGGAGATTCCGACCATAGCCTCCAGCAGACCTCCTGCCAGGCGATAAGCGCAAACTCGACGGCATTGGGCAGCGGAACGGTCGCCGGGACGAAAGGAGTTAAATGGACGGCGATAGACTTTGCCGGCAAGGTCATAACTCTTGCAAAGCCCCTTGCTTCAGCAGTAGGTGCAGGCGCGCTCGTTTCTATAATCAACGACAAACACTATGACAAGTGCTCGAAGGTGGCGGCTACGGCTGCCAAGGGTGCAACGGAGCTCAAGGTGGAGTCCCTCCCGTTCACAACGATAGCAGATGATACTGGAGACGACGCCAAGACGCTCATGATTTATTCCAACCCAATGGCAGGAGATGTAGATTTAGGCCTCGGTGCTCATTCTGAAGGCATCAACACAAAGGCAACACAGAGAGGTTCCCATGCGGAAGGAAGGGATACCTACGCTGCTGGACAATATTCCCATGCCGAAGGTCGGGAAACCGAAGCGTTCTATGCGTCCCATGCCGAAGGCAGAGGTTCAAAGGCAACTGGTGACGTATCCCACGCTGAGGGTCTTGGCACTTATGCAATCGGCGACCATACTCATGCCGAGGGCCAGAATACCCACGCGGTAGGGCTGAATGCCCATGCAGAGGGTTTGCGCGGATGGGCGAACGGACAGCACTCCCACGCGGAAGGTGTTGATACGGTGACGAGCAACACGGCAGAACACGCCGAGGGCAAGTTCAATAAGTCG